CAGCCTTGTCCTTGACACTTATCCAAGGCGATTGCTTGGACTGCCATTCGGCACCAGAAATAAATCCTTCTTTAAACTCATCTGCGCCACATTCGCAACAATCGAATGCTGTATTATGACCATTACAATGTTCGCAATAGTCACGTTCTCCGCATGGATATTCACCGTTGCATTTATAATGAGCGTGGATTGCGTCCCTTGCCGCTTCTTCTACTGTCTGTTTCATATCAAAATACTATTTTAAAATCCTTTCCTTTTAACGTAGGAAGCCTGTCAGTGACAAACTTCTCCAGTTCCTCTTCGTCTATCGGGAACAACGGGCAATATTGGTATCTGAACGTATGTACAAACCGCCCGTCAAGCATTACATCAAAAACCAGTGTTTTCATAATTTGTTCACTTTTGTCCATAAACTAAACTCGGTATATAGATACTTCCATTTATCCCGGTAACGGTATTTGTCATTCGGGTATTGGCAACGGACACAATAATCCGTCTTATATAAAACCTCATAGATTGTACCCCTGTGTTCAAACAGTTCGTTCTCGTCAAGGGTTCCTACTTCTACCTTTTCCATTATCGTAAACAAAAAATTGTGTAAATAATAACAAATATGAAGTAGGATAATGTTATAATCACCCACTTCCAAAACTTATATTTATTCCTTTTTAAGCCATATATGAGTGTGGTCAATACAAGGGTGATAAGTATAAAGTATATTGCAAAGCTGATTCCGTAAAATGTGTTCATCTTTTCCTATGTGTTTTAGGATTCTTGTTTCTTTTTCTACGTTTCGCAATCTGCTTTCTGACACACCTATCGTCCTTGATACGGCATTTCGTTTTAGGTGAATCAAATGAAATCATATCAAAACCTTCAACAACAGGCTCATTGTAATATAGAATAGACGTTTCTTCATTATAAATCTTATCCTTATCGGTTACTATAACAGCATCACAATCACTGTTTCTAGCTTCCTCAACAGAATCATAACGTTCAAGGGAATATCCTGTTTCCAAATTTTTGAATAGAAGGTATTCGGATGAATTTATCATTGAACCTACAACAGCAATCTTCTTAGTCATATTTTATTCTTTTTATAGTGTTTACAATACTTAGGAGTTTTCCTAGCCGTTATTCTCTTTTGTAAAGCCATGCAATACATAAACGGACAGATATACACTCACTACAATGCGCCTCTAAATTCATTATTTTTGCCATAACAATTACTCCTTTACCAGTTCTATCGTAGCGTTCGTAAGACTAACATACAAGTTCACCTCCGACATGGTTCCATCTTTCTTCACCTTGCTAAACAATGGATTAATATTATCAAGAAAATCAATTATATAATCTTTAACATAAGCGTATTGTTTTATTTCGGGGACAGTAACACTTTCTAAGTTATATAATCTTGTATATGTAGATGCAGGAGTGATAATACACACCTTGCTTCCGATAGGATACTTCACATTGGATTCAATGTACTCCTTCTTTAATTTTATCATTTCGTTATTCAATTCTCTTATCTTTGAATTGATAATTTCTTTCTTTGATTTAAATTCTTCTTTAGTCATATACACACATATTTAACATTCAGACAAAATCTGTAACACAATAAGCCATACAATGACAATCATCAATCGTCCAACATATTTCCACATATAGCTTTCATTATCATAGCAAAAACAATTCCAAAAAGCATAAATTCACTCCTTCCTAACATTATTGTCCACCCACCTCATTGCGCCATTTAACGCATCAGTTGTAGACCTGTAAAACATATCTACAAAGAGAACCATCCGTTCACCTTTTATTATCCGGTACATGAAGTCTTTTTCTCCTGTGACCTCTATTGTACAGCCCTTATAATATGCTACGTATTTCTTTCTCATACGGCAAAGATATAGTTTATTGGTTTTCCAACAACTTTTTATTAACTTTTATTAAGCGTTTTTCCCAGTCGTTCATATTGTCACCCGTCTTAATCTTCTCCATAACCGAAGCTATATCAAAAGATTTACATTTTTCATACAGATCACTCATTGTCGTTCCTTGTATGATAACTCCGTTCTTTTCCCCGGAAAAATATCCGTCAACACTCTCTATCACATCCCATTTACGTCCTTCCAGGATGGATTGTTTATTGTTCGTTCCCATTACATTTAGCTATTATATTATTCATTTCATTGTTCTTGGCTTCCGTAAGACCTAATTCGGATATATTTTGAAGCGCAATCTCACATTGTTGACTAATGTATGAGATTTCATTGACATCAATATCACGGTTATCGTATATAAACGCTTTCCCTAGCTTAACAGCAAGACCTTGACATATATTCCCGGCAACTTTTTCAGCCGCTATAATGTTAAAACAAATAATTTGCTTAATACTTAGCTGATTGCTCGTTCCCATATTCTTTTGTTTTTAAGTTAGTAATCAAGTTCATTTGAAAGTATTGTGTACTTGTTGATACTATCTCTGTATGATTCAAATAACGGACAATCTTTCAACATAGTAATTTAATGCGAAAGAATACTTTTTCTTTAGTTCATTCTTACTTTGTTGTTTATCGAAGTATTCACTACATGATGATAGACTTAATGATAATAAAGCCAAAATTTCAATTCGTTTCATAATTCAATCATTTAATTGTTAGTAATAGTTCCGCCCGTGGAACTTGCACCACTTGCAAGGCGTTGAACCTTTGGCGGATAATTCGGCTTAAAAACCGTTGTACTCAGTCATCACCTTCAATGTCCCACACACGATCCAATTTGTTATCGCAAACAACGATTCTACAAGGAAAATGTATATCATTATCTTATTTAAATTAGTAACTTGCTGTATATATACGGACAGGGACAGGCGCATTATTCTCCTCTGTATATTGGTATCCAGTCTTCATATTCCAATAAGGGGAAGAGCCTAAATACTTTGTCATACTGTTGCTATAACGTACGTATATTCCGAAATAGTCCATGAACTTGCCGCGCTGCCTTGTATATCGGCTTATTCGCTTCCATTGCTTGTTTAATTGTTCGGGTGTCTTTGTTCTTTCCATATCCTTTTTTTGTTTTAATAGTTAATCACCTTCTGTTATCAGTACGGGCGAGTTTTCATAAATCACATACCCGTATAATTTACCGTCTATTTCTTTGCCTTCCTTTGGCTGGTAGTCCCTTCCTTGCACGTAGAAATTACCATCAAAAGGGTATGCGTTAATATGCTTATGCGGTATGTCAGTTGCACACATTCCAACCCAATAAGGGTATTTAAATAATTTCCCGTCCTTATTCCTTGCTATATAGAATTTCGCTAAATCTTTCTTATTATCGAAAAATACGGTTTTCTCGATGATAGGTTCGTATTTGTGATTCACAGCAGATAAAGTATAAATCATTCCGATAATTTTTACCCCGTTCAAATTGCAGCCGTTAGTAAGTCGTTCTACCTCTTCTCTTGCTGCTTCCATCGTTGCGAAAATGCAGGTATATAGGTTTTCGCCTTTGCCCAAATAGGCGCGTACTTCGTAAATCATTGTTTTTGCTTTTTAGTTATTAATAGTTCCCGGTAACAGTGTCGCTCTGTTTGTTGTTCTCCATACCGGGAAAATATTTCACATTATTTCCGCGTTCCAGCAACTAACAAATTGCGTAAAATGCTATCTAAATTATTGTATATTTTTATAAAAATCACAATACAGGCCGTATAGGTCTATAATATCTGAGTCGGTTAGTATTCTCTTTAAAACTCTAATTACTCTAATCACTTTCATTATTCGTTCAAATATGATTTTGGAAGTAACGGGAAAACTCTTAACACTTCATCAAAACTTATTTCCCCAAATTTTTCAATAAATACGGAAAAAATAACGTGTTCCCGTGTAGTAATCGCTTTTAAAGGTTATACAGTTGGGTATATCTTTTCGATTTAACGTTTTATAGTCGTTTGCGTGCTCTCTTACAAACTTAATCAATTCGGGCGTATTCTGTAAGAGTTTGATTATGTTTTGTGTCCTGGTGCCGTTATAATACAGGCGTTTAACCTGTTTATCAGGTAGCTTGTGTCCGTCATAGCTTTTCCAAAACTTGATATTTTCCTTGATAAGATCCAATGTATCAATACTTCTGTTAGCTTTAAACGTTCCTATCTTAATACTTTCATTGTCAAAAATAGGAGATAATTCTTTTTGTAAATTTTGTTTTCTCATTGTAAATAATATTTATTTATGTTTATAATCTCCAGCATAATCGTGCCATATTCTATAATCGTAATTATATTTAGTCGCTTTACGTTTTATAGAACGACTGTAAGTAGGAGAACCGTCAAGTATATAGCTTAATTCTCTCTTTAAAACCGCTCCGATTAGCGGATAAACATCTAAATAATTGCCATCACATTTACTTAGGTCTATTACTTCGTTCTCTAGGGCACGTTCTAAAGCCTTATCCATTGCAGATATAACACTTTCTTTGACAAAATTGTACTTTTCGATAAATTCTTGTTTTTCCATAATACTATTCATTTAGATAATTCATCAAGTTTTGGCAATACCCACGATTTTAGGTATAATCCCAGTCTTTCCCTAACATAGTTTGCCGTAGCTTCATCAAACGTAGGGCAATCGCTCGGTATTATTTGTTCTTGGAAACACCCCACACGATTATCCACTATATTGTTTACCTTGGTAATTGCTTCTTGTAATTGGTTTTTGGCGTATTTCTTTTTCATTGCTGCATTATGTTTTTATAGGTTATTGTAATGGCTTAATTGTTCCCGAATAAATTGGATATGTGTTTCTTGTTCATTCAATGGCAAAGAATACAGTTCTTTGTAAAATTCGTTTTCACTCACAATTTTACACTTATTGTCTTTGCAATACCTTTCAAAGTCCTTTTCCGTGCCGTTCCCGAAACTGAATGCTTTTTTGATCTTTTCGTTGCACCAAACGGAGTATCCACCGTCTTGTATTGCGTCTTTAATGGAATTGTACGGGCGGCCTGTTAGGCCATTGCTGAAACTGTTAATAGTAAATTGTACCATAATTATATTGTTTTTGATTGATTAATAGGTAAGTTCCGCCAATATATCCGCATTGAATACGGGTAACTGTTTTGCGTATCGTGTACGCCCGTCTAGGGGTGTTTCCGTAATGGTTAGCTCTAGTAATTTGTATATTGGTGTATTCCAGATAGGTTTTTCTAGGGCTTCTATTTCTTTGTACCGGGGCGAATCTATATATATACCTTTTGGACCGTGGTAAAACTGTTTAAAAAACGGGTGATCTTTATGTCTGCATACTAAATGATAACTTATGTGTTTATATGCTATATCCTTTACCGTTTTTGAGGCCGATTTACAAATATATTGGCTACCTGTTTTGCTGTTTTTTACTGTTACTAGTATCATAATGTTTTTCGTTTTTATGGATAATATATCGGTATTGATTGAGATCTTTCAATAGAAGGCTTTATTTTGCCTTCTATTGGCGTTTTTGGATGGAGTATTGCACACCGTCAAGTATATATTTTGCGTGCTCTTTAGCCGCTTGCTGTTTTTCTTGTCTGGTGGGTGTTATTCCGTCATACTTGTACAATAGTTTGGCGGCTTCTCTGATTATACTTTTCATCGCGCTGCAATTTGCTAGGTGTTCTATTGATGGCTGTATGCCCTTGTTTGCCTTCTTAATTATGCAATTTTGCAGCCATGTTGTAATATCGTATATTTCCCGCGTATTGCGTATATACATTGCAAGCAAATTAGGTATGTCGTTTCTTGTTTCCATAATGTCACGTTTTTAAATTGTTATTGTTTCTGTTTTTCTACATAGTCTGTTACCCGTATGGATAGATACAGGCAACCTAATAGTATTAATGTTTCGATCATGCTGTATATTTTTAACAAAACGTATCAAATATTTATTACAATTATTTACCAAACTAATATTGTCAAAGATATTCTTATATTCGTTATAAGCATAACGACATACAGAAATAGAACGTTTTAAATTAGTTCTATTACCTGTTTCAAATTTACGTATATGTACGTATGTTGCAATATTTATTAACAAATCCTTAGCTTGTTTTACTGTTATTATTTTAATTTTTGTAAAAAGTCGTTTAAATCATTTTCTGAATAATCTAAATAATTAGGTTCTGGATAGCTGTTTTCGGATAACCAATCACAAACAATATCGTACAACTCATTGTCTAGCCCGTTATCGTTAATATATTGTTGCGCCGTGTCTGCAATTATGTTATATTTCGTTTCGGTATAATATTGTCCTAAATAATAAAAATCTAATATATTACCCGCTATAATTAACTCGTACAATTCTTTTGCAGGTTCCCCAAAAATAAACGCGTTTTCACCGTTCCAGGACGTTTTTTCATGTACTATATTTTCTTGGTAATATTCTTTAAAGTAAGATATTATAACCTTGTCTAAAAATGATCCACCATAATCGGTGTAAGCGAAATTAAGGTATATATCACTATGTTTGTCTTTTACCTCCTGTACTAAACTTTCAGAACCCACGTATGTCGATATGCTCGCAAAATCTACTAGGTTATTATTTGTTCTCATTGCTATTTTTTACTTTTGATTTCTCCAAACTATATAATCATTATCACTTTCAAAACACATATAACCGCCAAAAACCTTGACAACATGTGCGGGGGTAAACGGGCAATTTTTAATCGCCCGATACCGTGTTTCAACTTGTGCAAAAAACGTTCTCATTGTTATTTTAATTTAATTGTTTATTGTTTTACTTAATTCACGTGCAAAACGCTTAATCATTCTTTTGCGTTGACTAAAATCGTAATTATAATACAATTTTTCCCACCGTTCGCACACTTTGCGCGCATTTTTGTTTTTCGTCCCAAATGGTGCATAGCCCGTGCAAATAGCTATATTATTATACGGTGCAGGTAATTCGAAAACATTAGCGGCCCATCCTTCTACACGTTCGGTGTGTCCGACTTTTGTAAGGTAATTTTGTATGTACTGTATTTCGCAATATCCTAATAATATTACATTTTCTTTGCCATAAATACGGTATATTTCTTTTCTTGTTGTTTTCATAATTCTATAAATATTTAAATTGTTCGTTATTCGTTTTATTCTTCTTCTTCTGTTTCCACTTCGTCCAAAACTTCTGAGATAGCTTGGCCTAACAGATAACAGCGTATTGTAACATCGCATGCCTCTGCACCTCTCTCTATATAGCTCATATCACATCCTAACTCCGTTAACGCCTCTCCTAACAGTTCCCAATTGTGACACAGGTATTCCTCAGCCGTCCACGTGTTAAACGTATAAGACCCTGACGCGTTCCCTGTTACGCTATCACATGTAAATAGTGTATCATTAAGATCCTGTTCCACTTCGTCCCTATTTTCGGAGGTTACTACTATATTGTTTTCGTTGATATAGTTTAAAACGTCCTCTTTAATTGCTTCCAAATAATTGTATCTTTCCATAATTGTAATATTTAATCGTTAATTTTCAATTGTCCATTGTATAGCATGTTGCGCAGCCTGTAAGGTAGGATATATAATACACTCGTATTCTGGAGTTTTCCACATACAAAAACCGTACTTTTTAAAACTTTCCTTAACGGGCTTTTCTAAAAATTTGGGCAAATTTTCCTTATTCGCTTCGTAGCTTGTAATTTGCCCGCCAATCGTTTCTACTGTATAAACTATCATAATATATAATGTTTAAATTGTACTCTGTATCTATACGGGCTTGTAACCGTTACCAATGTATACCAGTGGTAGCTACATTACAGTATGCGCGTATGTATGTTTTTACGGCTTATATATACCGACCAGTATTAAGACTTACGTATAGGATACACACGCACATACATTATATTGTATTAGGAAAGCTATTCGCATATTGCACTAAGTTCCTATCTCCATTATCAAGGATACCCGTACTTCTGTATCGTGGCTAGCTGCACCGCTATTTAATATTCCGCTTATTTCCTGTTTGCGGATCTGTGCCACGCTCTCACCGTGGCAAGCTGTTTCAATATGTCATATATCGCTTTGTCCTTCCGACACTGCAAACATACAGCGTTTTTGATTAGGTTGTATATTTCGTTAACATTCATTATAAATTAAGCCCGTTTTTTCCAAAATCAATACTTTTTATATACATATTTTAAATTAATATTGCATAATATTAATAGATCCGACCATGCAAGACCTATTTTAGCTTAATATTATGTTTAATTTCAAGATTTTTCAATGTTAATTTGTGTTAAATTTGATTGTAAGTGTCTGAGCGTGAGGGAATTACGAAATCTTCGTAGATGTCACTTGTAAAGATATTTTATTGTAAATATTTAGAAATTCGATTGTCGTAGAAAAGAATTCTTTTTTATTTACAAATGCCACATATACGGGTGATTTATAGAACGTAATCGCCTGTAAATAAGTGTAGTACCCCCTTTTCTGGAGTTTCCGCGGTGGGTGTGTCGCTTCCGATAAATTTTTTTCTGAAAAATTTTTTTTCCCAAATTTTGCTCGGATGGCTGATTTTGCGTTTTGGTGGTGTATTTTCGGTAGTTTTCAACAAAATCGGATAAATCTTTACATAAAAAGTTACGAAAATCGTAGGTTTTTTGGTGTGTTTCGTAGGTATGGTTGCATTTTTTATGTCTTTTTTTGCAGTATAAGTTATTGGTTTACAGTATTCTTCGTTGATTTCGTCGTTTTGATATGTATCTATACTAAATTACGCATGCAGTTTTGGTGTCTGTATGTATGTGTGTTGTATATGTAATGTACGTGCATGTGTATTGTAATATAGTATGTATCGTGTATGTGTATATATATGTTGTAAATATATATTACCTTTAACATTTAATACGTAAATTAATAGGGGATTTTTTCGTATAGGGTTACGATTCAATTTTTTTTGACAAGACTAAACAGCTTGTTTTCAGCTATTTAACCACTAATTTTTGCGAGTTTCTTGACAAGTGTTGAAAAACGAAGAGTTTACGAAGTCTACGAAAAATCAACGAATTTCGTAGGTTTTTTACGAATTTTCCCGAATCAATTAGTTGCATATGCAACTATCGGTGTTGAGATTTTTTATTTTATGTTAAATTAAGTCAATTTTACATTTCTTAACGTAGAAAATAACAAGTAAATAAAAAATTATAGTTAAATCATTTTAACTAAAATGAGAAAAAATATTACAAAAGTAAAAAATAACAACAATCAACATTTTTTACTTTTCCTGTTCAAGGCATACTGTGGACGCTAAAGTAAAAAATCTTGTGTAAAGAAAGATAAACTATCTTCCTTGACACGCATTTGTTAATCACGTAAACATTTGTAGTTAATTAATTTAACTATTTGTTTTCGTATTGTTTTTTGCGCTATATTTGCAGGTGAAATCAGATAAAATGTGTGTGTAAAGATGGAAGAAGAAATAGAGATTAAACTTAGGTTGCCCGAATCAAGGCGTGTCGTATGCCTGTCCGATGCAATGCCCGACAGGGAGCGTTGGTACAAGGGCATGAGGGTTCAGACGTGGCTGTTCGGGTGGGTTACGCTCGTTAGCTTCCGGGATCGTCATTGTTGTCTTAAACTTGACGAGCCTCTGGAGGACGGAACAAAGGCTGTGTTCGTGTCGGAAGCGTCATTCATCAAGCGTGTGCCCGTACCTTTAACTGCAAAGTCTATGGCTGCACAGGTCGCTGGTGTCAGCGTGGAGGGTGAAGTGCTGGAGTACGAGAGGAAGATGAAGAGAAAATGGGAGAAGGAGAGGAAGCGTATAGCCGATATATGTGCAAGGTACGGGTATGTGCTTCCTTCCGAGTGGAAACGGTCGTTAAGGAGATTCGCTTCGTGGTGCGAGGACCAGGTAAGACAGTACGGGCATATCGTGGATGCAGACTACCTTATGCGGCATGACACGTCCGTTGTTGGCGGAAGGAGCGTGGATGACCTCAGGTTCGTGCCCGATGTGGATATGGTGGATGGGACCGCGGCGAACGGGAAGCCTTCCGCCGCTCGTGTTTCACGGTGCGCGCTCATGCCGGGAAGCATTGTAACTGCCATACGCAATGCAGGGAACGAGATGGACAAGTCGGTGTCGTTGTGGCGGAACAGCTATTTCGTGAAGATGAGGCGTTTCGGGTACACGTTCAATACCTGCTGTGACGGGGCAAGGACACGTGACGATGCGTTCGCGTGGTTCAAGGACATTACCATACAGTACATGGCTGACCTTATAGAGTATTACGGGATAAGACGTGATTCCATCGTGTGCCGGAAGCTGGAGCACATCGCGGACGTGTATTCTTCCCTTGACGATATGGACGCACGCCCTGACATATCAACGGACGATTATGACCTGTATCCCGTTGTGATGTTCGGGAAGGTTGTGGACCGGGAGAAATCGGTAGAATCGGTAGAGAAAGGAGGGGAAGATGACTGTCGCTGAATCTGCAAAGGCTTCTTATGAATACATCCTTGATTCCGTTATGGGAAAGCTGGCGGACAAGGGCGGTGGTCGAGGTTTCCGTAAAGCCAGGGATGAAGGCGAGTGGAAACGTTCCATATCCGCTATGGTCGAGATGGACATAGCCGATGCGTGCAGGGAGTGCAATTTCAGACGGCACAGGAGCGGTTCCATCATGGCTTTTGACGGTAAGATATTCGTGCCCATGATGAAGGACGATCTGATGCGCCTGTGCATGGACTTGTGCCGGATAAACGGTCTTAGCGAACTGTACATGACCGATACGAGCGAGCGTTTCTACCGTACCATTGTGAAGAACGTGACGCATGAGATATTCAATCCAAAGCGTAACTTTATTACGTTTGACAATTGTGTCCTTGACACGGAAACGATGGAAACGTTCGATTTCTCGCCCATGATAGAATCGTGCATACGTATCAATATCAATTATGACCCGTTGGCACGCAGCCCGTTGTGGGAGAAGTTTTTGGACGATGTGATCCCGGTGAAGGACACACAGGATGCCTTGCAGGAGTTTGTGGGGTGTGCCTTTGTTGACAGGAAGAAGATCAAGATGGAGAAGATGTGTTACCTTCTCGGTTGTGGTAGTAACGGTAAGTCGGTGTTCTTTGACGCTGTTGTCAACGCGCTAGGGAAAGACAATGTGTCGTATATGGAGATGGCTGACCTGTCGGGTGACAAGTCTACGTGCGAGTACAATATAGCTATGATAAACGGCAAGCTGCTCAACTATGCTTCCGAGATGGGTGGGAAGGACGTGAGCGGTGGCAAGTATAAGAAGTTCATATCCGGTGAGCCTACTATGGCGCGCCTTCCGTTCGGTGAGCCTTTCCTTGCCGACATGATGCCGCCGTTTATGGCCAACCTTAACAAGATGCCTTCCGTTTCGGACCAGACTTACGGTCATTTCAGACGCTCCCTTGTCATTCCGTTCTATCGTGTGTTTAAGGAATCGGAACAGGACAGATCTCTTCCGTTGAAGCTGTCAAAGGAATCGGCAGCCATTATCAACTGGATAATAGAGGGCGCAAGACGGTTTGTTAAGAATAAAGGTGAGTTTACGAGAAGTTATACGATAGAATCCGTTACGGAGAATGCAAGACGTGATTCCAATAGTGTCCTGTCCTATCTTTACGATTCGGGGTATGATTCTTCGGGAGATATTGAGGAATCGGCTATCCGTGACCGTGACCTGTATGTGAAATACATAGCATACTGCAATGACTGTGGCGTAAGACCTTACAGCAAGAGAAAGATGGTTGACATGATACGCCAGGAAGGCTATTCCGTCACTTCCGCGTGGGATGAAAATAGGAACAGGCTGTTTCAGGTTGTCCTAAGACGGAAGTATAATCCTGACGAATATCTTCTCCAACAGGCTGATGATATAATGAAGGAGGATTTGCCGTTTTAAATTGGCATTTATTATATTTGTACCCACAATTATAAAGTAATTTTATGTATAAAAGAACTATTGATAACAGATGGAGTTTCAAAGGCTCAAATACAAAGGAATACACTCATTGTTATCACACATATCCGGCAATGATGATTCCACAAATAGCAAGAACTTTAATTGAAGAATACATTCCCCAAGAAGGTGCTAAACTAATTCTTGATCCATATATGGGTAGTGGAACCTCACTGGTAGAAGCATCAATTAAAGGGATAGATGTAATAGGAACAGATATTAACCCGTTAGCAAGACTAATAAGCAAAGTAAAGACCACACATTATAAAGAGAAAGATATACAATACAACTTTAGTGTTATACAATCTTACTTATCTGAATATAAAGAAGAACTTGTAGAAAAAAAATGCTTTGATAATATTTCAAATTATAGCTATTGGTATTCAGAAGATAGTCTTATGAGATTATCGTATTTATCACAGATTATAAATAATCATATACCTAAAGAACTTAAAGACTTTTTCAACACTGTTTTATCTGAGGTTGTGAGAGAAGTATCTTTTACAAGAAACGGAGAGTTCAAACGTTTCAGAATGCCAGAAGAAAAGATAAAAACATTTAAGCCAGACGTGTTTAGGCTATTTGAAGAAAAAACAGTAAGAAATATTAAAGGGCTTATTCAATTCAATAACGCAAACAAAGATAGTAAAGTAGGGATTTATGATTTCAACAGTAGTATATGTATTCCAGAGGAAATTATAAAGCCTGAAACAGTTGATATGGTAGTAACTTCTCCACCTTATGGAGATAGTAAAACAACCGTTGCATACGGCCAATTTTCAAGATGGGCAAATGAATGGTTTGGCTTTGAAAACGCTAAAAACCTTGACTGCATTTTAATGGGTGGGAAAAAGCAAACAGAAGAATCATTCACAACAATTTGTATAAGAGATGCCTTAGATAAAATAAAATCTTATGATATCAATAGATATTATGACGTCATTTCTTTCTTAAATGATTATTCTAAATCTATATCAAATGTTGCCAAAGTAATAATGCCAGGAGGAATTGTTTGCTATGTAGTAGGGAATAGAACTGTAAAAGGCATACAAATACATCTTGATTTCTTTACTGCTGAAATGTTTGAAAAAAATGGATTCAAACATATAAATACTTTAGTAAGAGAAATACCAAACAAAAGAATGCCTTCTAAAGCAAGCCCAACAAATGAAAGTGGGAATAAGGTAAGCACGATGTGCAACGAATATATAGTTATATTGGAAAAGATAAAATAATCTTTATAGGCTTATTTTATTTTCTCTAAACATTATTTAATCGTTATTGTTTTTACCATATTGCTTTAATATGTATTTTTGCTGAAAAATTTTATTGTATATGGATAATAAAGAGATTGTTTTATTTGATAGAAGTATTCGTATGACTTCTGATTGGTATGTATGTGTGTCTGATGCCCAGTGTGCGATAAATGAATCTCGTAACAGGGTTGGTTTGAAAAGGTATAATTTCAGCCAGTGGTTAAAGACGCTTTACGTAAGTGACATGGTTTGCAGTATTAATGAGAGTGGGCGTGATGCCTTTAAGGTTGAGTTTGACAATGATTCGGGTAAGATAGAGCAGTATTGTCATTTTGGTGTGTTTGTTAATATGATTTTGTCGGCAAGTCCTGTTAGTGGTGTGCTTGACAATGAGGATTGGTTTAATGATTACGTTTGTGATGTATATTCCATTGACGGTCATGTTTATGAACACGCCAAGATACTTGCCATAGGCGGTTTGTGGCGTTATACGACAAAGAATGCCAGGTTCAGTGATGATATCCGTATGATGGATGATATCATGTATTCCGTTCCCGATGGAGACAAGGATGCCGTGTATAGCCTGTTCTTTGATTTGCTAGGTACGTTTTATTACAATTGGGAGTTTGCGTTGCGTTATGCAAAGAAACTTCTTTTAGGGGATGTGGAGGAATGATTATGAGGTGTTTTGTTCGTTTTGTCATGTTTCTCATATACGTTGACATTTTATTTGTTCTTCTTGTGTTTATGGTTCCTGCCGAAATGGTGTACCGATGGACGAGCGGTCGTAAGCCTAATGGATATGTTTCATGCCTTTCTGATTTTCTGGGATACCCTGATGGTTATCGTTATACGTTGAGCGATTTTTTCAGGGATTTGAAACAGGGATGGCGTAATTTCAAGTAGTGATATGGCTAGTATTGATTATGATTATATTTTTTCCAATCTTGACACTGTGCTTGGTCTTCCTCTCAGGCGTAGGGGGAAACGGTGGACTTTACCTGCCCGGATAAATCTGGAGAGCCATAGCAGGAAGGATAAGCTGGTTTTCTATATGAACAAGTCAGGCAGTATCACCGTTACCGAGCAGGGAGGTGATTCTGTCAACTTGTTTGACTTTCTTGTATCTTATCTTCCCGGTTGCAGTAGTGCTTCTGATGCTTTTAGGATTCTGTCAAGTCCTGACGGTTGCAGGATGAGTTTGAAGGATTTCTACGAGAGGGAGTATGATTCGGGGAAGCATGAATCAAGGTTTGTTGATATGAAGTATGTTGACAGGCTTAGTGATGCCGGGCATTGGAAGGAGAGTAATCTGTATGAGTACCTTTCAGGTGTTTTCGGTGTTGACTCCGTGAATGATGTGTTTTCAAGGTACAAGGTAGGGTGTCTTGGAAGGGAATCCTCTGTATTCTGGTATTCTGACAAGGATGGTAACGTATGCCATGACAACAGGATAAGATATGGGGTGAACGGGCACAGGAAGAAGGAAACCCATGCTTTCAGAAAGTTTACTACGGGTGAAGGGTTTACTCATCGTGGCTTTTTTAAGCCGTTTTTAGGGGAGTATTGTAGCGATGCGATAACTTGTATGGTTGAGTCGGAAAAAACCGCCCTAATAGCTTCTATGGCTTTCGGTAACGGTTTTATATGGATAGCTTGTGGCGGAATGAACCAGCTTGGAAATAAATTGCCAAAAAATGTTATTTTATTCCCCGACTTTGATAATAAAGCTATATCTTTGTGGGGTGACAAAGGACGTGTGGCGAAATGGTGGGAACACCCTATCCTGTCTTTTGGATTGAAGCATAACGATGATATCGGAGATGCTGTTATTAATAATTTGAATAGTATTAACATTAAAGAATTTAGAGAATGGACATTGAAGTAGGAATTGATTTTAAGGAAAACCTTCTTTCCTTGCGTAATTATATCTCTTTGGGATTTCGTTGTGACGATATTGATTTTAAGAACGCGGCTATTGCTTCCATTGATAGAATGATGGAAGAAGTATTGGATGAGCATGATGTGAATTTCTTTGACGCATTGCAGAATGCTACTGAAAACATTATTGAACTCACTACAGTAAATGATGTTAATGATATTTGCTGTGAATTTTACTATGTGATGGATGAGAATGAGCGTGTCATGCACCGTGAGTTCTTTGAAAAGCTGAAAAAATATCGCGAAAGCAAGATTGAACGTATTGTTCCTTTGAAGGAAAAAGACTGCATTGTCATGGGTAATAAGTATGTTGAATTAAGTAGCGGCAAAGAGTGTGTAGTTGACAGCATTATCCACATGCTTAGTGAGAATGACCGAATGATTAAAGATTCTGTTTTGTATGTAGACCATCTTGGTCAGCGCATAGCGTGTTCTGCTGATGAATTTAGGAAAAAGTTTGGGGTGAGGAAATAAGTCGTGTTATGGCTAATAAAGGGAAAATAAGGATTGGCGGTAAGGTGATGGGAAAGGATTACGGTAAGTATTTCTATTCTCCACGTGGTAATATGTGGGCTGTCACCTTGTGTACGTATGACTGTGATGATGGTCGTATGTTTGAAAAAATAGAGTTGTATAGAACGAAGGATCAGGCTAGGGAAGCTGCATTTAGATTAAACACTGATGTTAAAAATGGATAAAGTAAAATTTGTAAAATTAAGACGGGATGCAGTTCTTCCCGAAAAAAAAACTGATGGTGCTGCCGGGTATGATTTGTATGTTCCTGACAACACGTTGATAAGAAAAGGTCGTAATCTGATTAAACTTGGTATAGCCATTCAGATGCCATCAAATATGAAGGCTATTATCAAGCCGCGGAGTGGATTTTCCCTGAAAGGTATTATTGGAGTTGACGGGAAGTATCATGACGCAGATGTGTTGGATGGTGTTATTGATTGTGATTATACTGGTTGTATCGGTGTTATAGTGAAAAGTTTTGAGAAAGAGCCTTTCTATATTGCTGCCAAGGAGAGGATTGCTCAGCTTCTTTTCAGTAATTATATTGAGGTTGAATTTGTTGAGGTTGAAAGCCTTGATTCAACGGATAGGGGTGATGGAGGTTTTGGTCACACAAATAATTCAGGTAAGTAAGTATGAAAACAAAAAAGATAAACAAAATTTACGACAAGGGCTATGACAGTGTATTGAACAAGTATTTTATCTTAGCCATGTTTGTTGAGTTTGGTGAAACGAAGTATGACCGTATTTTCTTTTCTGATAAGAAGGATGCGGATGATATAAAGGTAGGTGATTTGTTATGATTGGAGTTATATTGAATAGCAGGGTGAAAATTATAAACCGTGATAAATACATTTCACTTCACGGTGAAGATTCTGTAAGCAAGTCAAATGTGTTCGGTAAATTTGTCACTGTTAAATACTGTTTTGAGAATGGTGAAAAGTTTCTTTGTGCGGATGACCAGGGTAAAGAATATATTCTTTTCTCGGATTGTATTGCTTATGTTGATCATGTTAAAGAGAGAAGCATCCTTGATGAAGCAAAGGATATCCGTAGCAATAGCAGACAGTCTGACTATGGTGATGCAGTAGTCAATTTTGAAAACATTTCCAAGATGGCTTCTTTGATTACTGGAAAGGAATTATCTCCTTATGACTGTGTTGCTGTACAGATAGCTGTAAAACTATGCAGACAGGGATTCCATAAAAAGCGTGACAATATGGTTGATTTGGCTGGTTACGCTGATATAATGCAATTAATCGTAGATAAGGATAATGTGAAAAATGGGAAAAAAGGCTGACAACGCTTTGATGTATCGGAGAGTTCTAGCGGCAAGCGGACTCTCCGATACTGATGTTAACAGGAAAAGCAGAAAGCATGATATTGTGATGAACCGTGCTCTTGTGTGCTGTGTCATGCGTGATATGGGTTTAAGTATGTCTGAAATTTCTGATTTTCTATGTATTGACAGGAGTAGCATATACAATCTTTTAAAATATTCTTCTGAACTTGACGAGAGGGTAAGGGAGATAAAATCTAGGATAAAGGAGGAAAGGTAATGGGTTTGAATAAAGGATGGGGTAAACTTCCCCTTAGTAACAATCTTCTTGTTGACGATGAAAAACAGAAGAAGATTGATATAGCAAAGCATATTGATGATGCGAATGAAATGGAGTTATGGGCTGCGTCCGCTTATGTCATAGATACCAATCCTGTCTTGTTTTACAAGGCTACACATGTTGTTGACGAGGGTATGTCAGAGCGTTCTTTGCTTATGAAAGCCAAGCAATGGGTGAACTCTCCAAGGATAACCCAGATTGTCAATTATGCCAAATCTTCCATGCTTGCTTCCGATTATGTGACACCATCCATGAGGCGTGTATTGGAAGGTGAGAATAAGGAAAAGACAAAGACTTTGATAAACAAGGATAACCTTGAATTTGAAGATGCGATAAGTCTTATAGAAAGTTTCCTAAAGCGTTCTGATATAGACACTGCTGATTTTAAGGATGTGAAAGGTGCACTTGATATGCTTGCAAAGTTCAAAGGTTGGCTTTCTGATGATGATGCTGGTGAAGATTTCTACGACAAGACCACCATAGCGTTTTTCCCATACGATTGCGACAAGTGTGTCCGTGCCAAGGCAGGGTTATGCAACAAGTGTGTATATCATCGTGAATCAACAGGCGATCTTAGTGATGATGAACGTAAATGGATAAAGGAAAACGATACATGGAAAGGATAGTTTATGTCGGTAAGGAAAGCCACTAATTTGACGGTAAGGAATAAAGAAAGGGAAAGGCGTGTAAGGGAAATAGAGGAAGAGGGAGTATTTGATTATTACCATAAATTTACTCCTGTCCAGTTGTACAGGTACCTTTCACCTCTATGTAGTATTGATGCGTTACGGATATTACGTTTGTGTGTATTATCCGCACAGAGGGGAGATAATATGATAACGTTGAAGTTTATAAGGAGGCAACTGAAATATAAGCCTAGGCGTTCTGTTTTTGATTCATTGATAAATGCCGGATTGATAATAGAACCAGTTCCTAATGTTTTTTCCTGTACGGTGAAGGTGAACGAGTATTCTCATATATTAAGCATGATGCGTATTGATGATAATGCTCCCGATGTTGTAGATGTGGATGATTTAAATTGTTATAAAGTTGTAGCAGAGGATAATATTAGTTACCGTGTTGTTAGCAAACGGGGGAGTGTTATAAAGAGTTTCACTGAAAAGAGTGAAGCAAGCAATTATCTTGACGAACTGTATTTCCCTAAAGGTGAAGATGGTGATGTGGAAGCATTGTCAAAAGAGGAAGAGGAAGAATTAACTGTTTGATTAACAATTTTTATTATTGTTTTCTGTATTAGTTTATTTTTTAATATTACTTTTGTCGCATGAGATATTGCTATGATAAAGAACGGTATGATTATCTTGTCAACGAGATTTTAAAATGTGGCAAGATACTTAAAGAGAACACCACTAACGGTAAGGAAGTTAGCTGGAAGGTTTTCTGGATAAGGGTGGACGCTCACAAAAGAAGGCTGTCCGCAATGAGAGAGTTGGACAAAATTAAAGAATATAAGTATAAAAAATAAAAAAATGGATTTAGTATTAAATTGTAAAGTAAAGAAAGTAGGTCAGTTACAGACTGGTACAAGTAAGGCAGGTAACCCTTGGCAAAAGAGAAATCTTCTCGTTGAGGAAATTGGTTCCATGTATGCCAAAGAGGTGTATTTCTATGTAATGGGCAACCTGTGTGATCTTCAATTGAAAGAGGGTGATACCATTACTGCCCATCTTGAAATCAGAGCAAGAGAATACCAGGGTAAATATTACAATGAAGTTGGGTGCTTTAAGATAGATATGCCGCAACCAGCACAAGCACCATCACCTGCTCCATCACCTGCACCTGTCCAGCCTGAAAGACGGGATGATTTGCCCTTTTAAGATTGCAATGCTTTCTGAAATGTGTGGTTTTTGCTTATATTGATTAAATTATTGTTTTTGTTTGCGGATGGAGGTTTATCTTTTTTGCCATATTTCGGGTTTTCCTCCATCCGATTTTAGGCAATGATATACAATCGGACACCACAGATAAAAGAGGAACTTTTATCTTAATGCTTAATTCGCAAAAAGAATAACTCATAATATATAATTAAATTAGATTGAAATGAAAAAGTACATTGGAACAAAACAGATTGAAGCAAAACCTATGACAAGAGGTGATGCGTGGGGAAAACATCTTCTTAGAGAAAAACCGTCAACGGAAAATTTCGATGATGAGGGTTATCATGTCCGCTATGAAGATGGGTATGAAAGCTGGAGTCCTAAAGATGTGTTTGAAAAGGCATACCATGAAGGATGTATGGGAGATGTTTCGGATGGTTATCATACATTCAATGAATTGTATCGTTACAGACTTCTTTATAATGCAGCATTTTTCAATGAGCTTGCTAAATTAGGAAAGGTAGAGGTGTGTAAATCACATAAACACTATGACGGAGAAGAGTGCTTTGGCGGTGGATGGTTTATTGTAATGGCTGAACTTCCAACAGGTCAAGTGTCTAATCACTATGAGAATAAAGATTGGGATTTGTTTAATGTTCCTGAACTTGAAACCTCATTTGAGTGGGACGGCCATACTCCAAACGAAGCAGCAGACCGAATTGAGGCCTACTTGAAACAAATCAAAAAAAGTACTTTTGTTGACCGTATGCAGATAGAAGCCGAAGAAGTCAATGAAAGATATGTAAAGTTAGCCGCTTTCATAGATTCAGGGAAAATGGATGAAGTCGTTAATGATATGTACAACAAGTGTTTACTGGAAATGCAGTGTTGTACTATGTTCGACTATATACGGCTTCTTGATACTCGCATACAGCGTATGCAAGGTTCTGATGGTGCTAAAGTAATAAAGATGAATTTTGGTATGGCTATTATGGCTCTAAAAGCAGGTTATCCAATTCGTAGAAAGGACTGGAACGGGGAAGGATTAATGGTATTCAAACAGGTTCCAGCTCATATAGAGAGTGATGTTATTCCAAAGATGCAATCTCTTCCGCAATCAGCAAAAGACCTTATTCTGAAAGGCAAAGGATTCATTGACTATACAAGCCAGTGTCTTATTTACAATGAGAACACCGGGCGTGCTGATTCATGGGTTCCGTCTATCAGTGATGTATTTGCCGATGATTGGGAGATTGTTGTTTAATAATTAAGCGGGAATTCCCGCTTTTGTTCATACATTCTTTTGGCTTAAAAGCCCTACCCACGGAGTGTGGGAAAGTTAAGCCTGTGGACTGTCCTAAAAAGCAATGACAGGAAGAAGCAGGAAGAAGCTCATGCCTTTAGGCGTGAGTAGCTCACAACAACATTTGTCTTATGGACTGTTGTTTGTATTTTAAATTTACGCATAAATTTAATAAGGGGTAGGGGTGGTATAGTCCTTTCCATTTATGCTATAGCCACCCCTTATTTACTAAACGTATGAGAAAAAAAGAACTTCTTAAAAAAATGAGAGAATATCAGTCTTGGCGGAAAGGTGCTGATATTCCCATGATGCCACCATCCGAAGTAACTAGGATGATTGATTCCGCAATAACTGTGATAGAAAAGTCTGATACAAGCAAGGCGAATGCCGTACTATTAAAAAAAGAAGTGATAGACAAACTTCACATTACTGTCGGTGCTATTATTTTGGACGGGTATGACGAGTTAGATTCGTGTGTAAAATATGTTAATGATTTAATACGTGAGTTAGATGAAAATTGATTTGTTTGTAAACGGAAATTTGGTGTGCGACCGAAGCAAAGCGAGGGAGCACAGGGGCAGTCGAAGTTATAACACTATGTGGTGAGGAACTTCCTAGTGATTATGACATTTCTGATGCTGTTATAATTGATGGCGATATTCATTGTCGTAGTATCAGTTGTAATGGCATTGTTGTTTGTAAAGGTTCTTATACCGTTATAGAGGAAGGGGGTGATTATGGGTCACTCTAACGGTAAAATAACTGCACCTGTCGGATTGGATAGTGATGTATATCCTACTCTAGGTATCGGTCCTACTAGTGATGGTTATGATTTGGGATATGCGTGTGCAAATACGCATGGGAGAATAAACAGATATTCATATATCAAACCAATTGATAGATCTGATTTAGGTATTGTGCAGTTTAACGACTCTACATATACTGCGTTTACAAAAATGATAATATATACAATAGGAAATACTGTTCCATCTAGCACTATCGCAGAGTATAAATCTCCCAAAAGCGCATATCGTATTACTGATTTTGATGGGTATAATCATGTAGAATATCCTGTTAAACTCAATATAAACATTCTTCCGTCAAATATATTAGATTATGATACATATAGTCAAACTGTAAAACTTGATTTAAATGGAAGTTCTAGAAATCTTTTATCACTACTTATAAATGATACTGTTTCTAGTTCAATAAAATCATGGAGATGTGCTATTTTAATTGTTGCAGAGAAGAATGGTAATAGAAGATTTTTTTTAGGAGAAAGAGGAACTTCTGATAGCCTAAGATTAGGTTTTTCTCCAAACAATTCAAACATTTATTCTGCTTTTAAAAGTATGGATATAGGCACTTGGTCTTGTACCATAATGGCTGTAGCAGTACATGGAAGTCACCCTGACAGTAATAATGAAGCACATGAGATTTCATCATCTACAGGATATAAATTTCCTATTATTCCAGAGTGTTTTGGATATAAGACAAAAATAACAGGTGTGAAAATAACTACTCCTAAAAAGAGATTTTTCTATAAAGTTATTTTTATAGATAATTCAGGTAGGGGAACATACATACCTTATGACATACGTGTGCAAATGGTTGTACAAGATAATAATAATAAAACTTTATTTAATCCTGGTATTAAGACATGGGGTGATATAGAACGTGATTCTATTTCTGTTTCTGGGAGAGAATACGTTTATGAAGAAAATTATATAATAGATGATGGAAGTGGTAAGTTAACTGGATTAAAATGTTTTATGACAATACCTGATTATGAAGAAGAGCCAGGAGTTTGGGAAACTCCAAATTTAAGTGGAAGTAATTATTCTAGATACATATATAATCAAGGTTTACATACCACAGAATTGGAATGGGATTTATCTAGTAAAGAAGTTAATGAGTTTAGAGTTTCTTTAGCATATAGAGATTCTTCCCAATAACACATATTGATATGTCTATAACAAATTTCTTATTCAGTAAACACCGGATATAATATACACAAACAATGGGCATGGAACGGCAGCTTAGGTCTGTCTGTGTGTATTCTGTATTGCTCATCAATGCAGAACTGGCATGGGTTTTTAGACGTTACTGCTGTCCTCCATCCCTTGAAATTTGGAATGTTTTTCCATGAGTTGTAATTTGCTTCATTGAAAATTCCTAGAATCATCTGCTGTTCTATAACATACAACTGGCTTATACCGTTTGTAGCATATCCTCTCCCATAGTGTTTCTGTTTGCTTGGCGGAATAAATGATACGTTATATGGTGATGATATGTTATTCCATATCTTCTTTTGAACCTCATCCGTTATTTTCTCTATATTGTTCGTTTTTGTGGACAGCAATGTATTGGCAAGATATACTTCAACAACAGCGCGGAATCTGTTTGTATTTGTATTTATTCTCTGCTTTGTTGTTTCTCCACCGTATGTCCTTTCCATATATTCCTTAATGCCGTTGTCCGTCATTGAAATATACTCCCATCCAAGATCATCGTTTAGTTCTAGTGACAGTTTATTGCTTTCCAGTACATATTGGTATATGTCGTTATATATATCCTCACGGAACTTTTTGGTAAGTTCAAGCACTTTTTCTTTTTGGCTATCCGATAGTTTTGATATTGACTTGAACGATTTAGCCCCTGCCAAAAGGAATATGGCTAGAAGGTCTTTAGAAAACTTCTCCGCACGCTCTTTGGTTGACGATTTTATACCGTTTGCAAGTCTTTTTACCTGGAAGTAATAGTCTGCAATCTTAGATGTTTCTTCTTTGTTGATCATTGGCTTCTACTCTTTCTGTTATACCGTTTGCTACCATGTTTATCATCAAACTCTTGAAATCACTTTGGCTGTAAACTTTTTGCCCGATTGATGCTAGAGTTTGAAAGATTACAATTTGATTCTCATACAAAACCTTTTGGTTCTGTATGATAGCGTCAAGTTTCGATAATATTTCTCTTTCGTTGTCCATAGTGCAAAGGTATGTATTTTAAATAAAAAAGGCAACAGTAAAGATTCACATCTGCCTGCTGCCAAGTAAAAACATCGTAATGGTTCATTTAGATAGTGCAAAGTAACAGAAAATATGGTATATTTGCAATGATAAAATAGATAAATATTGTTAATCGTTTTGTAATACCTAAAGATATGGGAACCATAGATTCTATAATTTTATCAGATTATATTTTAAAACATTATGGGCCAATGTCACACTTGAAATTGCAGAAATTATTATTTTACTGCGATGCTTATTATTTGGCATATTTTGATAAAGAATTAATTGAGGATTCTTTTGAGGCATGGGTACATGGCCCTATTAGTCGTAAGGTTTACGGTAGTCTTAAAGATAAATATATGCTGTATGAAGAATTGACCTATTCAAATGAAACCCAAAAAGATGTAGATAAGGAATTTGAAAAGTTGACGCAAGACCAACAGGATTTTGTTATTAGTATTTTGGAGGAATTATATACTTGGACAATGTTTGAATTGGAAGCGTCAATTTGCAACGAGAAACCTTGGAAAGAAGCTAGAATTGGCTATGGAGAGGCAGATAAGTGTCATGTGGAAATTTCAAAAGAAACAACTAGATTATTCTATAAGAAAGACTTAATTCAATGACTTTACGTTTGTACATAAAAAAAGCAATAGAATAGATTGAGCCTTTCTATTGCCTAAATGAATAAATCTAAAAAATGCAATATGTTACTGCTAGTTGTATCCATTTAATGCTTTTTGGAAATTGTTGAGGTTGTCAAAATAATATAGACAACCCCATTAAATGATATCTTTAAATAAGTTTTACTTTTTGCAGTTAAATCTGCACATCTAAATATCAACTAGCCTAATTATTACATTGCAAATATAATACTTTTTTGTATATTTGCAATGTATAACTAAATAAAATATCATGGAACTATTAGTAGAAAGAAAATGGTGTAAGCCTGATTATACTATAGGGCGTTTGTATATTGATGGTGAGTTTTTCAGTAATACGCTTGAAGATCGTGTTGTTGACGTGAATAAGAACGGAGTGTTTGATGGAAACGAGAAGAAGGTTTATGCTGAATCTGCTATCCCTTACGGTAGATACCAGGTGATATACAACTGGTCCCCAAAATTCGGACGTAATATGCCAAGACTGTTGAATGTTCCTCATTTTGAGGGTATTCTTTTTCACGCTGGGAATACAGCAAAGGATTCTGCCGGATGTATCCTTGTAGGTAACAATACATCAAAAGGAAGGCTTACTGAATCACGCTATACTTCTGACAAGTTGAACAAATTGATTGACGATGCGATAAAGCGTGGCGAACAGGTTTGGGTTACGATAAAGTGATTAATCATACGTTAAAGGAAATATAGGAGCGATATTTTTGTCGCTCCTTGTTTTTTTAGTAATAATAGATTATGTACAGTGCTATACTATTCTCGCCAATTTTCCATCGGACGGTTTTCCGCCAAACAGGTGATTGATGTATGCAAGACCTTTTTGTGTGCATAGAACAACCATCACGACAAAACCTGGGTGATTCTCTCTTGGAATAGGCTTTTCTTTCATCTCGAAATACCCAGCATCAATATACTTCTATTTTGGTTCGTTCCTGTTAGCAAAGAATACTCCTGCTTCACGAAGTTTTTTGAACAAAGAGTTTCTCCCAAAAGGCAAGCCAAGTATCTTTGCCGCCTGTCCTATATCGCACTTGCCTTCCATTGCAAAGGCTTTGTCGGCGAAGTCGGCTTTCGGCTGGAGTTTCTCTATCTGTTTTTGCTGCTTTTCATTCTCCAAAGCCAAGCGTTCTTTCTCTTCTTCGGCTTGTATTACCATTAGTGCAAGCTCCTTTCGGGAAAGCTCATGCTTTGCCACTTTGTGAAATACTTGCCTATAAACCTCAAAAACTGGACGTACTTTGCGAGCAATAAAAAACTCCATACAGGAAACGGTAAGTTTGTATTCATTTGTAGGTCTTCCGCCTTTTTGGTTTTCCGCATTCTTGCGTAAAACTTGATAATCAATATTTTCTATAAATTGTTCACTTGAAGTTAGTGCTCTTACAGCTTCCTCTTTCCTGCCATAAACAAGCATCCATACTTCATCAAGATTGATTGGGAACTCATTGTCAGACTTTGACAATTCAAGAACTGCGTTGAAATACGATTTGATTTCGCTTTCGCTACTCTTTTTAGATAAGATTAATTCTAACATAGCTATTATTTTAGACAATAAAAAAAACTGCACTACGTGTTGTCTAAGTCTTAATAGCAAAACTCCGAGAGTATTTCTACATCCCGACACGGTGCAGTATATATTTTGTAATGATATACACGTTATATATGGGCACAAAAAAAGCCGATGTATGCGGCTCGTGCCGCTATTAAGTTTAGACACCACAAAGTAAATAATAATTTTTGATATATAAAAACTTTGTGGTGTTTTTTTCTACATCAATCCAAGCACCATACCTACTGCTCCCCAGAATACATCTCTCCATTCGGGCACTCCTTGTCTAAGCCACTTATCGTAGACGATTTCTTTCCCTACAAGGAGGAATAAGGTTAGTGCTATTGCTGTCCATACGGAGAAAAACCATTGCGCCACGCTTACTAAAAGTATTCCTGCAATGAGGTGTTCCATTCCGTCAACTCTTAAATTGTTAAGGCATATATAGTCCAATGCCCTTCTTATTTTTCTTAGTAAGTTTATAAATTTTCCCATAGTTTAGCTGTTATCGTTGTTTTCATTGTTTTCATTATTTTCCTCTATAACTCTAGCTTCCATATCGTTTAATCTTCTGTCTTGTTCGTCCATTCTATCATCTTCGTTATTTGCTGAGAAATCACTTTCCTCTCTTGCTGTCTGTAATGATATTATTCGGGAGTTCACAAGCTGAACGAGTGTATTGTTCCATTCGGAGAAATCTATGTATGAGTATGGTTCTATGGTAGCGTTTATTCTTAGAGCGTTATAACCTGTTGCGTCACCTTCCATTACTCCTACATAGTATTTGAATATATTGGCCATGTCATTTATGGCTGTGTTCATCATTTGTGCATCACTTCTCGCCCATTCCATTTCCGGCTCATAATACATTGCCGTTGTTCCAGTAGGTCTGTCACCTGACGATGATTGCATTGGCGGAACGACACCGCTTCCGTCAAGTATTCCGTTGTATATGTTGTCTATTTCGGTGAATAGTGAATTTGAAGCGTCCATTTTACCCATGAACTGTGCATCATCTTCTGCTCCTACACGTAAAATGGAAGTTCCTCCCAATCCGTTTCTTTGAATGTTTATTCTTCCGTTTGTCTTGATAAGTAGCATTTGGAATGCCTGTCGTGTGTTATATTCTCCTATCATGGACATTAGGAACTCGAAATCGTCTATCAAGTCCTGTACTGCCCCCCAAAATGGAAGTTCAAGACGTAGATATACTACAGGTATAAATCCCAGGTTATGGAATTGATGCAGTTGTATGATATTCCCGTTCTCGTCAATATCCGTTGCTATATCTCCGTTGGAATCAAGCGTGTAAAACTCATCTTTAGTCCATACATCGACAAGTGTGTCTGTATGCTCTTCTCCATCAGCCGAGATATATGTGGTTGTATATTCCCTTGCGAAAGCTATTCTTTCCCCTCTTCTGTTTTTATGTTCATACAGTATATCTCCTTTTGAGTAGCTGAAAGACCTGTATTTTATCTCGTCCTTATCCTTATATATATATATGGCAGCATCTCCTACCTTTCCGGCTTCGCTTATAAGTTCAAACTTGGCTGTTTCCATGAGAGAATCAGTCCAGTATTCCTTGTATGTTGTCAGCTTATCCCTGTTCTGCTGGTTTGACGCGCTTTTCTTTATCTGAAATTTAAGAGGATTGGTACACAGGTGTGATACCCTTTTCTTGTGTATCATCCTTTGAAGAGGAAATGCTCGTCTTTGCAGTACGTAGGGAGTTGATGTCGATTTCTTTTTCCTTTTCTGAGCACCTACATTCGCGCTTTCATCATCCGATGATGTGGAATCCTCGTCTGACGGGATACTGTCTTTCCAGTCGGGTCTGTTATGTATATAATGTCCTGATGTATCCCATTGCGCTAGGAAATCATCCTGTGACATATATTTGTATATCAAAGTGGAGCGTCTTGGCTTTTTCTTTGTTCCTCCACCTCTCCCATCGTCACCTCTTGACGGAAGTGCCACTTTGAAAGGTTCTTTTCGTAATAAAACGTCTAATTTTAAAATTTCCATAGGTAATTATAAATAGGTAATTATATACAGGTAATTATACATATACATATTGACGCTTCACTGCCCCGACTACTGCCGACCACTCCACGTCCTCAACCCCTTCTACCAAGGGTGGTATTAGTCCGAACCGTTTGATGTTCACCGAAGCGAGAATGTCACGATCATTGTGCCTTCCGCATTTCGGGCAAACCCATTCACGGTCACTGAGTTCCAATTCACTATTAACGTATCCGCATATACACGTCTTGGAACTTGCTTCAAAACGTCCGATACGTATAAGGTTGCGTCCATACCATTCACACTTGTATTCAAGCTGTCGGAAAAACTCGCTCCATGAAACGGATGATATGGATTTTGCAAGACGGTGGTTTTTCAACATACCCTTTACATTCAAATCCTCAATGATTATCGTTTGGTTTTCACGGACAATTTTTGATGTGACTTGATGCAGGAAATTGTTGCGTTGGTTGGAAACCTTCTCATACTGTCTTGCCAGGATTTTTCTTGCCCGTTCTCTTCGGTTGGAGCCTTTCTTTGTCTTTGAGAATCTTCTTTACAACACCTTTAGCCTTGCTTCCGATTTCTCAAGATATTTGGGATTGGCATACACATCACCGTTCGAACAAACTGCAAAATCCTTTATACCGACATCTATACCGATAGACGTATCATATCTGACAGCAGGCTTTACAGGTATTTCCTTTCCATCGTCAACAAGGACAGAAATGAAATATTTACCTGTTGGCGTCTTGCTTACCGTGACAGAGCATACTTTACCGTCAAACTTCCTGTTCGGAAAGAATTTAACCCATCCAATCTTTGGAAGTCTTACCTTGTTGTTGTAAAGGTCAACAGACACCGAATTTATAGCCTTGTATGACTGTCTGCTGTAATGCTTCGCCTTGAAATTTGGGAAGCCTGCCTTTTCACGGAAGAACTTCACGAACGCGCTGTCCATATTTCTTATGGATTGTTGCAGACACTCGTTTGATACTTCCGAAAGCCATTCCTTCCCATCTTCCTTTTTAAGTTCTGTAAGCATCTTAGCCAGTTCAACCCATCCTATCTTCGTCTTGTCACGCTGATACGCTTCTATACGCTTACCGAGCATATAGTTATACACAAACCTACAACACCCGAAAGATTTGTTGAAGAAAACAATCTGCTCAGGAGTAGGATTAAGTCTATATTTATATGCTCGTTTCATGTCACAAATATAACTATAAATTAAATTATAACATAACTAATTTAGTTAAATATGTGTAAATTAGTATTTAATTGCCTATAAATATTTTAATTCATCCATTATATCGTTAGGTATGTCAATCATTACATCGCATATATCAAAATATGTCCTGTATAAAAATGTTCCTTCTATCAAGTCGGGTGAGCATCCTACAATCTTTTTTGCTTCCTGTTTTTTCAGCAGTCTTAGTTTCCCGTTTTCCCTTTCCACGTCACGTCTTATTGCTCTTCTCTGGTCCATCAACGCTTCCCGTATTGTTTTGTTTACATACGGTTTGTCGAGAAGTTCCGGGTTTATGCTGAATCCGCAATATCCTAGGTTTGTTCCTTTTATACGTGTTACCATTTCATCGGCAAGCTGTGCCCTTAGATCGAAATAGAATCTTACAGGTTGATCATCCTTGCTTTTGTCTAGTCTTTTCGGAACACCTCTAAGTATTGCCAGGCTTTCGGGAAATGCGTCACGGAATGTCGGTGCTCCAAGACCGTCAAATGCCAGTCTGTTTTCACCTATTCCCCATTTCCGTAGATTGTTTCTTACCCATCGGTTCAAATCCCTAGGCTTTAATGTGTTTGACCATTCTAGGTCTTGTAAGTGATGTCCTATGAAGTGCCCCATTACACAAACGTCACCAAGACCGTATGCTATATCCAGTGTAGCACATTCAAAGTAATCGTCAAACACGGGCTGCGATGAGAACATTTCCTCCATTTCGTCACGGGTTATCCACTCGTTTCCCCCTTTTATCAGCTTCCATGAACCTAATGCGTTTATGGATACTTCCTGTGCTGTTCCTCCAAGGTTTTTCTGATAGTCGGGATTGGAAGCCATAAGTATCTTGTTATCTTCCAGCCCGGAAGCTATAAAGGTTATACTCTTGATGTATCTTTTACAGTTTGTTTCGTCAATTTTGGTATTTTTACCGAATCTTGCGATGATATAATCTTTTGCCTGAGCAAATACTTCTTGTGGGCTGTCACCCCATGCTGTTTCATGTATAGTATCTCCATATTGAAAGAAATATCTTACCTTCCCCGATCTTTCTGGAATTGCTATTCCATCATCGTCTACCCACCATGATACCATTGCTCTCCAGAAATCGCTGTACGGATTTGGGTTGCACGCGCCTATAAGACTTGTTCTTAGTCCTGATGATGAACGCAATACCGTTTGAAGGTAGTTTATGATAGGTTCCGTTGCCTGTGAGCACTCGTCTATCGCCACCTTCACAACGTTACCACCTTGTTGTCTGTCCTTAAATTCGTTTACGCCTTTTTCTCCCGACAAGCAGGCATCACCGAAATAATCGTATCGTATTTCACCTCCTGCGTCAAGTCTTGAAAGGCGTTTTGAATCAATATACTCACCATAAGGTTCAACCATCTTTGAAACCACTTTAAGAATACCGTCCGCTTTTTCTGCGGATGTCTTATCCTTACGGAAAACAAGTGCTGAAAATGACGGATGGTTGCATGAACTCAGTATATCCATTCCAAGGCATACGGATTTTCCTCCCCCACGATTTCCGTGAAGTATCTTTATCCCTGCCCTGTTCCTTAGAAATGCCTCCTGTGAACCTTTCTGTGGGGCAAGCAAATTTACCTTGTACCCCTTGCTTCTTCTGTCCTCTATATATTTTTGGACGAAATCAAGGCTTTTATATGGTATAATTCCCCTTTTGCCATATCGTTTTAACGATTTGACAACATCCTTAGTCTTTAATCCTCTGTATTTTAAATCAATTTCTTCCATTGTATTATAATGATTCGCAAATATAATATTTTTTTAAATATTTTTTTGCTTATACACAAATTTTAACTACATTTGCATCGGTAAGAGGTACTTACTATGCGCAAAGGTCTTGTGCATGAATCACATAAAAAAATAAATAGTATATGGATGAAAATGTAAAAGTCATTTTTGAAGGTATCAAGAATGCGTTGGGAGAAAGTAGCTCCGTTATTACAGATCGTACAATCGAACAGACAATTAATGAGTTCTCAGCGTTCGCACCGCAGGAAAATGCGGAAAAGTTCTGGAATGAAAGTGTTGTGAATCATTTAAAGAATACTGTGGCAGGTCAGGTAAGAGCGTTTGCGTCTGATAAGCGCAAAGAGTGGGATACAATCAAGGAACAGGAGATATCCAACTTGAAAAAAGAATGGGAAAAATCACATCCTGCACCACAACCGAAACCGTTTGAGTTGCCCGATGATGTCAAGGCTAAACTTGAAGAGTTTGAAAAGTTCAAGAAAGAGTTTGAAGCTAAAGAGCAGGAGGAAAAGCAGAAGCAGATTGTAACTGAAAAGCGCAAGAAGCTGTCTGATTTGATTAAACGCCCGGAAGCTGGTATGCCTAACGAGTTGTTGCGCAACATCATTTTTGAGAACATTCAGATTTCGCCCGAAGAGGAAGATACAAGCATTCTTCTGAAAATACAGGGAAAGTACAATGAAACATGTACGAAATACACAAAGGATGGCATTAATCCTTTCATCTCTGACAAGGGTGGTTCTAGCGATGTAAAGTCATTCATAGATAGAAAGAGAGAAGAAGATAAGGCTAACAAGGAAAACAACATTGTCAGCCGATATTACAGTAAAATTAACAAATAGTTTTTTTAATTATGAAAGCAGGAGTTCTTGCAACAAGTTATAGTAAGATTGGTGGCGCAAGACATATCTTTTCTAATGATACGTCTTTGCACGTACTGTTGGTAGGATGTAACGTTCCAGTAGAACGTATGCCTACAGTTGGGAACAAACTTCCGGCTGGCACTATGATTAAATGTGATTCCTCAAAGCAGAATGGCGGTGACATTCACTATTCATTCAGAATGTATGAGAAATCGGATTCTGGTGCTACGGTAAAAGTTGAAAAAATCATGGGTAATACAGTTGCCAAGGTTGGCATGGTTGTCGGTAAAGCACCTACTACTGCCGCAGGTACTACAACTGGTTATACCATTAACGCTATTGATTCGTCTCATGACGAATATGATATCCTTACATTGTCCGCGGATGCAGGTAAATTGGAATTGACCGATATTTTGGTTGAAGTTACACAGGTTGGTGCTAGCGCAAAATTCAAGGTTATTCCTAATGCTATCCTGCCTTATGATGTTGACACCATTCCCGGTGCCACTCTCTATCCTTTCAACGGTGCATGGATGGTGACAAGTGAGATTTTGGAAAAACGCATTCCGCCCGTAGCTTCGGCAATCAAAAAGGCGATGAAGGATGATGAATCATATCCTTGCGTTTTCCGTTACACATTGTATAACTAATTAAATTTTTTCGTTTTATGCAAAGATCGACATTTAGTTTCTATGATTGGCATTTCTCTGGGGAGATGCAGGAACTTATGGATTATGCCAATCAGAAATTTGATAACGAAAACTGGAGAAGCTACGGAGATTGGGATGTTCCTCAGATGAGTAAATCATGGAATGTCATGGTTGACGAATACACACAGGCTACCCGTCCTGTAATGCTGGCTCCTTTGGCTGAAAAGCCTATTATGGACACTACGGGATTTGAATGGTATTCGGGCCGTATTCCGAAGATGGGTCACGCTATTCAGTTTATGGAAACCGATATTCAGGAGTTCTATGAACTTGACATTCCGCAAGGTGCATTGCTTGACAAGATCCGTGAGAAATGGTACACAAAGATGGAAGCGTGTATCCAAGGCTTCCATACCGAGTTGAACTGTATGACTTATCAGGCTCTTTCTACAGGTATGCTTAACTATACAGCCAGTGGCACTAACTCAATTCCTGTTCAGATCGACTATCGTGTTCCTGCAAAACATAAGTTGAAAGCGTTAAAACAGAAATGGTTTAGCGATACAGACTGGACACCGAACGAAAATGCAGATCCTATTAAAGACCTTCAAAGAATGTGCAAGATTGCCGATAATGACGGTGTACCATACGATCATTTTGAAATGTCAAAGGATTTGTATGATAATTTCTTGATGCACCCGAAAGTGACAGCAGCAGTACAGGCACGTCTTGTTCCTGCCGCAGCATCTACTACAATTTATCCTATGAACAATCAGGAAATTGTTGATGTGCTGATGAAGGTGTTCTCTATTCCTGTGATTATCCCTATTGATGAGAAATCAAAATGGAACAAACTTGGTGTGATTGAGGAAGCCAAACCGTCTTTTGAGAAAAACACTGTTGTTCTTGTTCAGAGCGGTCAGTTCTTCCGTATCAAGAACTCACCGTCAATGTATTTGCAGGATACCAACCCGGCTGTACGTATTTCTTCTTTGGAAGGCGGACGTATCGCGTTCTTGCATCAGTATTCTTCTGAACCGTATGCTGAGAAGAGTTCAGGTGAATTGTGGGCGTGTCCTGTGATGAAGAATCCGAACAACCTTATCATTATGAAGGTTGACGAGCAGTCAAATACAGGATTGTAAAAAGTTGAACCATGAAAGTCATTATTGATATAAATGGAGAAGGCACAGCAAAGGGCGCAGGGGAGTATTTCATTGGAGATACTCTCACGCTCCAAGCTATTCCCGAAGAAAGTGTAGAGTTCGGATACTGGCTTATTGCCGACAATGAAACATTGAAGCCGGAGGATAGACTGAAAGTTTCGGATAATCCGTTCACTATTCAAGTTACCCCTCAGATAACAGCAAAGGGTAACATGAAGGTAGAAGCATATTTCTATATGTCTATGCGTGAATATCTGAAAGCACAGATTGACTATGAGTTGAAAAACACATCGTATATCAGTGTTGCCCAGAAATGGGGATTCCGTTTGTCTGATGATAGCCGTGAAACGTCTGAGATGAAGAAGGATTTGGCTTATGCTGATTTGTTGCTCATTGTTTGTACTGCCCCTTCAACGATACAGGGAAAGACAAAGAAAGCCGGAAACTGGTCAATTACCGACACAAGCAAGACTATTTCTATCAATGACAAGAAAAGATTGGAGCAACGCGCAAAGGATTTATACGCCAAATGGGGTTTGAATTTGGATGTTGGAACAGATGTTGAAATAACTAGATTAAGATGGTAGTATGGGAAAGAGTATTTTAGGTGAGGATATGTTTCCTGATATGGTGAGAATTTATCAGAACAAGAACAGTTCGGATAAATATCAGACCACCCCGTATTGGGAGATGATATACGAAGGAAGGGCAAACATACAGGAAAAGGATACTGGTTCTGAAACGAATGATGTTGACAAGTCCGAATATGCTGCCTACCTAGAAGATAACGATGTAACCATACCTTCCGGGTGTCTGTTGGATTGGCAGAATTTCAACCATCCGTTTTCGGACAACAGCAATAGCTGGCGTGAGATAAAGAAACCTCCATTTAACAATATGGAATTTGGTACGGTAATATACTTTAACCAAATAGAAAACTAGAATGCTATGACAATCAATTGGACGGAAATAATACTTGCTTTGTTGGGTACTAATGGTATAACCCTTCTAACTTCAATATTACTGTTTAAGCAGAAGAAGGAAAAAATGGAAACTGAAATTGATTCTTCTACCTTGGACAATCTTGAAAAAGGGTTTGCTATTCAGGGTGCTCAGTTGAAAAAGGCACAGGAAGAAATATTGAGTTATCAGCAATCTCTTCATGATGCTTATCAGAAGATACAGGAGCTTTATAATGAGATGAACAAAATCAAAAACGAGTTGAAATGCGCAAAAGATGATCGAGATTCATTAAAAAAGCAGATTGATAAACTGAGTAAACCAGTAACAAGAAAGACAAGTACAAAAAATGCAGGCAAATAACAACGATAAAGTATTGAAAGAGTTTGGTAGTAATGTCCAGCTTGCTTTGGATGCTTCTATCATGCAGTTCATGGAAGATATCGCCACGAATATCATGGATGATATAAAAGACATGGAGGGATTTACCAACCAAACTTTCAATCTTGAAGATAGTTATGGCTGTGGCATTTACAAAGATGGAGTCCTAAAGAAGATTGTGTGGGCAAATGCAACGAAAGTTGCAAATGAACCTAGGAAACGTAACAATGTAGAATATTGGGGGCGTGAACTTGCCGAAGATTTCTTCAACAGTTACAAATCCGATGGTTCTGACAAATATGAACTGGTTGTCGCTGCTGTCATGTATTATGCCAAGTATGTGGAGAACTATCATTTGTTGAATGTTCTTTCAGATTCTTGGATTAAGACAAAGACAGATTTAAAAGGGGGTAAATATACTGTGGTTTTTAAGAAAATTGCAGCTAATATGTTAAACAAATATTTTAAGTGAAGTTATGGGCTACTTTAATCCTTCAACAATAAATACCACCTTGTACAATATTGTATTGGACAAGAAGATTGCTGACGATGTATATAAGGTACAGCGTCCTGCAAGTGTTGATGATAAGGTAACTAGTTTTATTGTCGTAAACAACAATACAAGAATTGTCAGCAATACCGAGAGCGGCCCCTACGGTCACTTCGGGAAAGGCGAAACGATGGCTACGGTTACTCTGTTTGTAAGGGCATTGCCCGGGAACGTATATCCGTCTGTCATGGATGCGTTGAGTGAGAAAATGGTAGAACTGTTCCCGCAAAAGACTGTGCAGCTTCATTTCGAGATATTTAATGTTTTACCACCAATGTTTGACGGGGTTGGGTTCTATTATATGTCCGTCCTGTTGAATGTTGATATTTCAAAGGATTAGCTGCATGAGAAACGTGAGAAAAAACAGTGGAGGCGCATCGGTAGATACGTTTTCAACAATTAACAATAACTTTTTAAATACAGAAAATAGAATGGCACGAGTAAATTTAGACACTAGCCCTGCTTACTTGAACGGGCAGTCGGCTGCTTTGACATTTGATGCGATTGAAATCACCGATAGTACTCAATATTCAAGTTTTAAGAATCCGAAGATTCTTCCAAATATTGAGTCTGGTACTACGGAATCTTCTGGTACTGACGCTGATACTTCTGAAACAAAGAACGAACAGGGTGCTACCGTATTCCAAAATATCACACCAGGTACTATGGCATTTACCTTTACAGGTATGTCTACCTCTAAGGCTGCATTTGCATTCTTTACTACTGGTGATACAACTCCTGAATTGAATTTGGATTCTCTGACTGACACACAAGACGCTTTCGGAAAAGGTGTTACTCAAAAATTGAAAGCATTTGGTGCAAGTGCATTCAAGCAGTTTGTACGTCCTATCGGTATTATCAACGGTACTGGTGATCGTATGATCTTCTTCCCGAAGGCATCATGGGCTGTCAGCTTCACAGGTGCTCCAAGTAACGCAGGATACCTTGGATTCTCCGTTACTGTGACAGCATTGGAAGTTAACACTCAGTATTTGAAAACCATGATGGTTCTCGAACTTGACAATTCGGGTATCGGTGGTTGATGTAGACGAGTGATGAATTATTAGCCGGGCGTTTTGTCCGGCTTTTATTGTTTTTTAACTGTTTCTTTTTTATTCGAATTAACTTTTATTGTATTTTTGCAATAAAAAGAAACATAATGAACGATAAGGAATTATCTGAAAAATTGAAGTCGCAAGCTATAAATCTTGGGCTGTGTGAGGAATGGACAAATGAATGGGGAAACCCGGATAAATATGAATTATGCGAGAAATATATCAGAGGCATTGACTTCTGCCTGTTAAACAGATACCCGTCAAATGAAATAATCAAGAAGGAATTTGCAGGAGTTAGGGAGAAGTTTAATGTCTTCGTTGATGATACCAACCTTTTCATAAGCAATCCTAAATGGTCTATTTTTAACGGTTCGTGTGATTGTGTTGTCACATTCAACGATTTCGGTATAGGAGAGATGTATGTCAAGGATAACAGCCATGTAAGCCTTGTTGCGCTTGATAACAGCATAGTACACGTTTCTTTGATTGATGATGCAAAACTTGATATTGTATCGTCTAAATATACCAAGGTGTTCGTACATACAAATACTCCAAAGAACATATCAAAGGTGGATGTGAAAGGAAAATTAATGATTAAACCGTTCAAGTTAGTTTAAAAAATGGGAATATTTAATTGGAAACAACCTGACTTAGATGATCAGATAAAGATGCAGAAGTTTGCCACTCATAAATACAAAGAGGTTATGGTTGGCAATAAGAAATTCAAGGTGCGTGGTCTTAGACTAGGCGCATACGATTATATTGTAGACAAGCTGTTGATACGTGACATTATCAACCCCGATACAGCGAAAAAGGAAATGATTGCAATTATGAAAAATGACGCATCTATTCCGTACAAAGTTGCAGCGGCAGGAGTATTGAATAACTATTGGTTTTTTGAGATAATTCCTTTTGCAAGACGTATATACGCTTGGTGGTTAAGCAGGCACTATGACCATAAGGAACTAACTCCGTTGATAGAAGCCATCGTGGAGGGGGCTAATGTAAGTGATTTTTTTACAAATACAATCCGTTTAGCGTTCTTGATAGATACGACAGCGACATTAAGCAAGAAGGATGCCATGAAATTATCTCTCGATGCAAAATCGGCTCACGAGGATCTATCCAAAAAGATTTCCCCCAATTCAGAGGAGATTTAAGGCTATTCGGAGGATTGATGATAATCAAGGACTGGGCTTTGCTATGGAAATATTCATGGAGTTATATACAGGCAGTAATAATGGACCAGCCTAAACTTGATTATCATTTTGAAGAGAAAGTTAAGTTGTACAAGGCTTCTCTTACAGAAGATTTATATAAGGAAGCTAACAAGGATGCAAGTGGCTTTATATATAGATTCAAAGAATCTAAACCTAAAGAAGAGCATCCCGATATATTACTAAAAGATGTTTTGCGATGATAACAAAATACGATCCTAAAATATATCCCCTTAAACTGTATGTTGCAGTGGGGGATGATCAATGGGGGGAAATATATAGAAAATTCACCAAACTTAATCATGATCCGATAGATACATCCAAAGATGAAATTAAGGGCTGTAAAGGCATGACTATTTTTGTAAGGGAAAAAAGTACAAACCATTTAGGTGTACTTATTTGGTTATCCAATGATGGTGTAGGGGTAAGCACTGTTGCTCATGAATCTGCTCATTATGTTTGTAATGTATTTGATTATTGTGATATAGCAATGGGGTATAAAAATGGGCAGGATGAGCACTTTGCATACTTTATAGGTTGGTGTGTTGAATGCGTAATGGATAGCGTTACGAAATATTTAAAAAAAAGCATTAAGGGACAAATTGACACAGATAAATAAAATAAGCCCGAAAGTTACACGAACTTTCGGGCTATTTTGTAACCTGAAAACAATATGAAACCGATACCTATGTATCCAAGATTGATTAGTATTTTTTGCCATTTAGACAATTCCTTTTCTACCTTTACTTCTACAATTTTCTCCACGGTTATTATCGAATCTTTCGTCACTACCGTTTCTTTTTCCAAAGATGGAATACTGTCTTGTAGAAAGTCTTTCTTGTTTTTCAAACTATGAAAAAGCCTGCCATCCGACATTATTTTAGCGTCTGATACGGCTAATGATGTTTCCAAGTGTGAACTATCTTCAAATGTTGTATGTTGTATGTGTTCTGTTGGAAGAGTTATTATTTTTGATTGCCATACTACTCTTTCCGTTACTGTCGTGTTATGGTCTACTATAGTTGTATTTGTCGAAGATGGAAGTAGCTTGCGTGAACAAGAACACGACAGTAACAAAAAAAATAGCAATATAGAAAACGGCTTATTCATAAATTTACTAGTATTCGCTTTTCAATTATATTGTTTTTCCACAGGTAATTATATACGTTTATACACGTACATATTGACGTTTCACCGTCCCGACTACTGTCGACCACTCCACGTCCCCAACCCCTTCTACCAAGGGTGATACTAATTTAGTTTAATAGTATTTAATTAGTTATAAATGCCATAATACATTTATCTTTTTGCAAAGATAACATAATCGTTTTTAAGTACCATTTTAAATATGTTAAAAAATACTAATGGATTTTTGTTTGTTGTAAATCATGCTCTTGTGCTTATTTTTGCTATTTTTGCAATAATTAAAAAATAATAACTATGGCTGATATTGATTTAGGAGCATTAAAGTTTAAGATCGGTCTAGATGATTCAGGTCTTGACAAACAGATAAAGGATATACAGAAGAAACTACAGGACACCTTTAACCAGGAGATGTCCTTTAAGCCTATGTTGACTGATATAGGTAAAATGAACGCAGAACTTAGCGAGGTTGTAGAAAAGATAAATAAAGCTAATGAAAACGCATCCAAGGTAGGGAAAGGAAAGTCGAACAAGAAAATGGATATACTTGTTCAGATGGAAGAATTGTCAAACAAGATTGTCGAAGCGACAAGGGAGTATGACAAGCTAGAAAAGACTTACCGTAACCTAGGCAATGCAGGCGGAGATAAGGGGATGGCTACAAGAAAAGCCAATCTTGAAAGTCAGAAGAAAGCGATAGATGATCTTGTTGCTGAATTGAACAGATTGAAAACCGCATATTCCCTTACAGCTAACAGTGCGCCTAAATTGTCTATTTCCGATGAAAGAGAACTTAATCTTCTACGCCAGCAATACGAGATGGAAATTGCACGGACGAAGGAGATGGAAAAGCAAGCTACAAAACAGGAACAGGCAAATAAGAAGATGCAGCAGACTAATCAGAAGTATCTACAATACCTTTCTGGTCAGTCTGGACTTGCCCTTGGTATGCCGGAGGGAAGTGCTGAGGACTTGAACAAGAAAATTGCTGCCATACAAAAACGCCTTGAACTATTGAATAAATTTAAGGTTGATATTCCTTTAAACAGCAATCAGATAACAAAGGCTGACGCTCTTATTCAAAAATTGCAGGGCAGATTGGAGAAGTTGCAATCATCTTTAAGAAAAACATCAACGAATGAATTGCTTAATATCAATCCTACGTCTATCAATCAGGCTAACAATCTTATTTCTGAATTGACAAACAGGCGTAATGCACTTAATACGACTGATGCAAACTATAACCGTACCCTTACTCTTCTCAACAGGAAGATACAGGAACACAACAAGTTTGTAAACGAAGCCACATCCTATGGAACAAAGATGCAGCAGACCAATCAGAAAAATGCTGCAAGTTCAAAGGAGTTTTCCGAGGAACTGACAAAGCAGAGCAGAATGATGCGTGAGTTTGTCAATACGATAAAGACTTATGCCGGGTTCTACTTTTTCAGAGATATGTTTCAGGAACTTGTTGCCATTCGTGGAGAGTTCGAGTTACAACAAGTGTCATTGCGTGCCATCATACAGGATGCAAGACGGGCTGACCAGATATTCAGTCAGATTAAGGGTCTTGCTGTAATATCTCCTTTCCAGTTCAGTGATTTGGTTGGATATACCAAACAGCTTGCAGCATTCCAGATACCTGTCAATGAATTGTACGGTACAATGAAAAGCCTTGCGGACGTTTCCGCAGGTCTTGGCGTTGATATGGGACGTATCATTCTTGCCTATGGCCAGATAAGAAGCGCAGGTGTGTTAAGGGGGCAGGAATTACGCCAGTTGACAGAAGCTGGTATTCCTGCATTGGACGCATTGAGAAAGAAACTGGAAGAAGTAAGAGGCGTGGCTCAAACTACTGATGATGTGTTCAACGCCATATCAACACGTCAGATTCCTTTCGAGTATATTCGGGAGATGTTTACCACAATGACGGAAGATGGTGGTATGTTCTACAAGATGCAGGAAATACAAGCCGCATCTTTGAAAGGTATGGTAAGTAACCTTGCCGATTCATACAAGATTATGATGAATGACATAGGCGAGGCGAATGATTCCGTTCTGAAAGGAATTGTGGGAAGCATAACCGATGCAATGAACAACTGGAGATATTTCTCTAAAGCAATAGAGGGCGTTGCTGTAGGATATGCCGCGTTGAAAGGATTACAGCTAGCTAGAACGGCTATGCTGGGGAAAGAAGTTGTCGCAACAACTAATGCAATTAAGGCTGAGAAATTACGGGAAGCACAGTTGCTTAAACAGGCTGCGATGTACAGAACGCTCACTACTGCCGAGAGATGGAAGATAGCTACAGCATCCAAGCTGTCTGCCGTAGAGATAGCTGCTGCCGTTAATTCGGGAAAGATGTCGGCAGAGATGGCAAAACGTATTCTTGCCACGAATATGCTGACACAGGCTGAACGGCATCTTCTTGTCACCGAACTTAAACTGACAGGTGCGGAAGCTGCAAGAATGTTGTCTATGACAAAAACGACAATGTTGATGAACAGATTCAAACTGGCAACATTCGGTTTGACAAATTCATTGAAAACATTGTGGCTTACGATAAAGGCTAATCCGCTTATGACGATACTTACCGTTGCAGGGCTTGTAGCGGAAGCGTTTCATGTGATGTCTGCACGCTCGGAAGAGTTCAACCAGAAGATAAAAGATAGTGCAAAGTCTTTCCGCGAATCATACAGTGACTTGCAAAAAGACCTTGACAAGATAAACTTCGACAAACTCACCCCGGAAAACCTTGAACAGCTTGATACGAAACAGTTGCAGTCGTATGAGGAAACACTGACTGGAATATTGTCTAAATATGGCAATATGGGGCAGTATATAATACAGAACAGCAAGAAGATAGATGATCAGAAATCACGTGTGGAATATTTGCAAAAGTCAGCATCGGAACTAGAGCAAGTTTATAAACGTGCTGCCGAAAATGCGGATATATTGTTCAAGGCAGACAAGGCAACATCTACAGGCGTATTTGGTGATTCATTCTCCGATATGCTTAAAGATTATGATAAATCGTCTGTAAAACTAACTTCGGCAAGTAAGGATATAGAAGAGTTTCGTGGGCAGATAGTACAGGCATCCAAGGAAATTATAAATATGGGTAAGGGTACTAAGGAATGGAGAAACGAACTTACCGAACTGATAAACAAAGGGGCTTCGGCAGCTACTATTGTCGAGAAGATACGTTCTTTGGCTGAAACGTCAGGAGATGCACGGACATTTGAAATATTCAAGAACAAAGCCCATTTTGACAGTGAGGAATTGTTGAAGGAATATGAGAAATTGAAGATAGGTATAATGGGTGAAACTGAAGAACTTGAAAAATCATTTAATGTTTTTGCAAACAGCCTTGATAAAGAATTGAAAAAAGTATTTGCTGGTATTGACCCAAATAAATTAAATGATGCTCAAAAGGACTTTATAAGGATTCAATCTGAAAATTTTGCCACAACTAGCGAACTTGGGGAGAATGCTAAAAAATTGTTTAATGAATTTATTGACAAAAAATATGCTGTTAAAATAGAACTTGACGATAAGGAAGCACAAGAAGGATTGACGGGATGGAAAAAATCTCTTGACGAAATTACAGGGCATAAATGGACTATTGCTATAAAGGCTGCCGATGTGAAATCTATGGAGGATTACTTTAAATCGGTAAAACAGGAATATAAGGACGCCAAAAGTTCAATAGAAAATTTACAGCGTACCATTGATATGTATGTTAGCCAAGGAAAGGTCAAGAAACTTGGAGATGAGTATCAAATTACAGGAATTGTAAGCCCTTATGAAGCCGAACAAGTACAACAGACGGTATATGAGATTAACGCTGCCAACGAAGCGATGTCAAAGGCTACGGGAACAGCAAAACAATTCAACCTTGAACTGGAAAAGCAGAAGAAGAAAGGACAAAAAAGAGATCCTCTTGCTGACCTTTGGAAAAACAGGTTGTCATTGCTTGAATCCGCCTATTCCAAGTTCAAGGATTTGAGCATTAACATAGGCAAGGAAGAAGCTAAAAAGCAGATTGAAGCCATATATGGTTCACAGGCGTTAAAACTTGGTGTGGATATTGTATATGACAAACAGGCTATTGTTGACAATTACAACAAGGCTGCAAAGGAATTGGAAACACGTGTTCCACAGGATGCGGTCAAGAACGCAAGGAAAGCAGCCGAATTGTCCTCTGAAATTTATGTTGATGCAGCCAAGAAGGTGATGAAGAGGATTACGGATGAGTTTGACAGATACAAGAACAAGTATGACTTTTACAGTGACATACTTGGAATAACAGGTGATTCCGAACTTGCCTTAGACCTTGCCGTTCAGTTTAGCGGTGACACATCTACTATGGCTGAAAGTTTTGCGACAGGTATATATAACAATCTGCAATCCGCATTGGCAGGAATGAATCTTGACCTTGGCGTTTCTGTTGTGCCCGACACCTCTTCATTCACCTCAATGAACCAGTATATCAATCAGATACAGGAAGCAATTAAGGGGAATAAGAATATCGGAGAAGATCAGAAAGATGTTATCCAAGGAATGATTGATGCATGGAAAGGCTACTTCGGTGAGATGGCAAAGCAGTATGCTAATGACCTTGAAAAATATGGTGACTACTACACCCAAGTTGATATTATTAGAGAGAAGTACCGTCAAAGAATTGAAACGGCAAAGGGTATGGGCAACACTTCATTATCTTCCGCGTTGCAGAAAAGTGAAGAAATGGACTTGTTCAAGCTGACCACAGACTATCAGAATTTCTTCGGTGCTGTTGAAGCGATGTCTATGGAGGCTGCAAATACCGTAGCTGACAAGGTAAGGGAAATGCTCAACAGTGCATTTAGATCTGGTGCTATCAGCGCAAAGGAATACATGAAAGAACTTGAACGCGTGGACAAGCAGATAGAGAAGATGATGAAGAATAACCAGTCTGACTTGCAGACGTACATGAAAGATGGGATTGACGGTCTGTATAACAAGCGTTATGATGCAGGAAAGTCAAAGATGATGGCAGGCATGAATGATATGCAACAGGCTATGGCTGACATCGAAAATGCTTCCAAGGCATACGAGGACGCGATGAAGAATGGTGATGAAGAAGCTGCCAACGCTGCGTTGAGTGCCAAGTCGGAAGCCGAATCAAGATATAAGAGCGGACAGGAAGCTGTCAAGACTGGTAAAGGAATGATGGCTGCCGCACAGAACGCTTTGCAGACGGTGAATCTTATTGACTTTATCATAACCAACATATACAATGCCATAAAAGCCATGCAGCAGATAATCGCATCCGTGTCCAACCTTATGGATTCTATGGGTAAGGATACTGACAGTGGTTTCATGCGCGAGATGAACCAGTTCTCGGAAGCTATGGGCGTTATGAATGAAGGAGTGAAGAAATCATGGGATTCATTCAAAAGCGGTGATTTTGCAGGTGCGATAGGCTCGGCTATATCCATGCCGCTTGATGTTATCGCTACGTTTAACAGGCAGCATGACAAAAGGCTTCAAAAACATATAGAGAATCTTGAATTTGAATCAAAGAAGTTGACCAATATCTATAATATGCTTGAAAAGGAATTTGAGCACATTATAGACCCGGCAAAACTTGATGAGGTTACATCCCAACAGGTATCAAATCTGAAAGAACAGTTGCAAATTCAAAAGGATATTCTAGCAGCCGAAGAAGATAAGAAAAAGTCAGATAGAGAAAAAGTAGAAGATTACAAACAGACAATAAAAGAATTGGAGTATGAGATAAGATATTATACAGAAACGCTTGCAAGTGAATTGTACAGCATTGACTTGAAAGACTGGGCTAGTCAGATAGGTGACGCTCTTGTTGAAGCATGGCTGAAAGGTGAGGATGCTGCAAAGGCTTATAAGGACACTGTGGCAGACGTTATGAGAGATGTTGTTAAGAGTTGGGTACAGCAACAGTACATAGAAAAGGCAATGCAACAGGTACAGACCACATTATTTGGAGCGGACGGTAAAGGTGGTATGTTTGCGGATAACAAGATAGACAAGGATGAACTTATAATACTAGGAAATGTAATGGGCTCATTGGAATCAGCCTTTGCGGAAGCCGGGGGTGTGGTCAATGAGATAAACAACGCCCTTGGCGGAATGCTTACCGAAACGGAAGAGAATGCGGAAGGTCTGTCCAATGCCATTGCAGGAGTTGACGAGAATACATTCAACCAGGCATTGGGTTATCTTAACGGGATGAGATACGAAATGGTTGTCCAAAGCGATCTTCTCCGTCAGTTGGTATCGTTAAATGGTGGTTCGGCAGGAACGGGAGGAACGAACATGACAGCCATACAGCAGTCACAGTTGGAGGTTCTCACCCAGCAGCTTGCCGCAACTATGGCGATAAAGACAGCACTCCTAAGTGTCGTTTCCATTGCCCCAAGGTCAGGCGGAAATGCGATAAAAGTTATAATTGACTAAAACAAACGCCCTGCTAGCTTCACAGTTGGCAGGGCGTTCCAGTTTGATTATGAACAAAAAATCCAATCACTTGAGGTGCTTAGCGGAATCGAACCGCTGTTGTCGGTTTTGCAGACCGTTGACTAAACCACTCATCCAAAGCACCTATTGTGATGCAAATATAGAAAAATAATTTTTAAATTTACATAAACTTTAAAACTATTTTTGCTATTTTTGCACTAATAAACAATGTACACGAATGGCTATATCTAAATATTTTATAAAGAAAGGAAGCGATACGGCAAAGGATTTGTATGCCACATACAGGCTGTATATACTTGAAAGCAAGGGATTATGGGACTTGCCGACAAGAAAGGAAGCCTATGCCGAAAAATGGTATGACAAGAACGGTCAGAAGGTGTACGAACCTGTCACGCCTGTTTACCAGCCAACGGAAGGAAGCATAACATTTGCCGCTTTGGGAGATGTGGAAACGGTAAAGACGAATATACGTTCGTTCTATTCATATATAACCAATGTGATACCTGCCGCACAAGGTACGCCTTACGGTTCATCTTCATTCTCTATATGGAACGATATATGGGGAGAATCGGCAAAGCAGGTGATAAGATGCACTGGATTTGAAACAGGTGCAAAGTTGAGTTATCAGGACGTTCAGGACTTGCAGAACCCGGACCGACTTGTATCCGCCTATACATTTTCGTTAAATTTCAGTATTGACCAACCAACGCTTTAAAGACCAATGATTTTACAGATTAAAAGAGGAAATAGGGTTATTGCGGAGAGTGCTGATTTTTCATACAGCCCGTCTTTGCAGGAAGTGAGAAAATTGACTTGTGAAGTCGTTTCCGTTGTTCCGATAGAGTTCAAGGCATACAACTCAAAGAGTGAATCGGAATACGATACAGTCGTATATAACGGTAATACATTCATCCTGTACCAAGCCCCATCGGGAGATAATCTTAACGAAGCAGGGAAATACAAATACTCCCTTCTATTTTACGGTAAGGAGGTGCTTTTGCAGAATGTGGCATTTCTTGACATAGTAAGCGGAACAGGTGGGGAAATAAATAAGATAAGATACACTCATGGCGGTCTGTTCCAGTTTTGGGGTGATGCAAAACAGCTTGCAGCACGTATAGAAGCGAATATAGAATCTTACAATGCGTCATTGGGTGCAGGATATACAGGCATTGGCACATGGACATTGAATGTGGATGCAGAAGGCGAACTGACAGAGGATATGATTGACATAACCGATGGCACCAACCTGTTTGAAGCATTGAAATTTTTCTATGACAAGTTTTATCTCAATTATTACTTCTCAACGACAGCGAACGGTGGAATAATAACCATTACGGACAAGACAAGACCATCCGTAAACTGGACATTCAAGCAGGGTGACGGTGGGGGTGCTGTAAAAGTTTCCTCTTCCGTAGATACAAGCACACCTGTCATAACCCGAATCATACCACAAGGTGGAAGCAGGAACGTTCCTCCCGAATACAAGAAGGACGCTAAGCCTGCCGATGAATCACGCTATTGCCCGTACATCCTTCTTCCGAATGATTCTGACGGGAATATAAGATATTATATTGACAGCGAATACGGATTGAAGAACTATGGTGTGAGAGGAAAAACCATATCAAACACGTTCAGTGGGATATACCCTTCCATCAGAGGGAAAAAACTTGGCGATCTGTACCCGTCAGGACTTCCAGAATGGGATACATACAAGGCGGATGGAGAACCAGATCCTCAATCGGGAAAGGTGGCAGGTGAGGGTGCTAGCGCAGCAACACGAATAGATAAAATCATCGGGTCTACTCCTATAAAGAGTGATGATAGTGACAGTTTCTTCATTTATATGACCTCTCCAGGATTCAACCTAGGGTACAAGGTATATGAGGACGGTGATTCATCCGACAAGATAAACGACAATGTGCAGCCCCAGTACAAGCCCCATGCTATGTTTGACAAGTACAGGGATTTTGAGAGTTTTTATATATATAGTACAAGGGCATATTATGACCAGCCTGTAAAGGTTACTGCCACATTCTCCGGGAAGATGCTTTTCAGTATATTACCTATAGGAAGTGATGCTGTAGGGAAAAAGGTGAAGATTAATCTACGTATGGTTACGAACCGTGTATTGGGTCAGGCTTCTCCTTTGAAAGAGGTTGTTATCGGAGAGGAAGGTGCTACAGGTATGCTTGAAATACCTTACGACAAGACCGCTCTTGTAGGATATATAGAAAAAGGTCAGAATACGACAGTTACCATACGTGTTGAGTTCACGTTTGATTCAGATGTTCCTGCCGGGAGTTGCAAGATCGGATTTAGTGAGGAAATGACATGTAACATACATTTCGGTAATCAGGACGGTTCACAGGACAGGTTCTATTACAAATACGCTTCTGTGACGGATGCGGTGTTCAGTATGCGTACAGGAACTTATACAGGCACGGAATTTAAGATAAACAAAAACGGTATTATTTCTCTTTACGGTGAAGTGAACGGTGATACGGGAGAAACGGAAGAGGATGTTGCCATGTTTAATAAGGGAGCACGATATAAAATATCATGCTACAGAACAGATAGCGACAATGCCAAACTTCCCCTTTACACAGATGGTAAATCTCCTTCAATTGCGGCAGGAACGGAGTTTGTCATTCTGAATATCGTCATGCCCGAATCTTATGTGACAATGGCTGAGAATACGCTTGAAAAGGCGGCTCTTGACTACCTGTCAAGATATGACCATGAGAACCGAACCGTTTCACTTGACATATCTAGCGGATTTGTCGCAGAGCATCCGAACCTTTTCATTGACTTCATAGAAGGAAATATGCTAAAGGTAAGGGATGATGGAATAGGCGTGTTCGATTTCTCTGATAACGGTCAGATAGTGGATATGCAGTTACAGATACAGTCTTTGGAGATTAAATATTCCAAGGAGAATATGTTTCCGTCATATTCATGCACCATTGCAAGAAGAAAGATACTGTCTTTCTATGAACGGCTGGCACAGGAGAATCAGACCGCTTCAACACAGAATACGACAAATGTAACATTAGGTGGAAGTGGTACGGGAAGCGGCGGTGGAAGTAGCAATATAACCAATGCCGATCATGCTAAATCCGCATATACACTAGACGATGATACTCCTGTGCTTAATTGGTTTTTGTCAGCACTGAATGACGATGAAGCGGAAGGTATAATCAATTTTCTTAAAGGTCTTAAGATATCCGGGAATCTGATAAACCGCATTGTGAAGCAGGGTGACATGGATGTTACCTACACCGATGAAGACGTGATGAGCGCATTACGTGTAATGGTTGAGATAGAGAACAGTGTGGAGAAGATGAAAGAGATATTCTTGCGGAAGGACGTGGCGGATTCCACTAAGTTCCTTCTCAGCATGTTTGCCGGTGCTGTTTTCGGGAAGAATGGTTTTGCAAGCGGCTTAACCGGATTCGGAGCCAAGATATTCGATACAGGACATGGAGAGTTTGAGAGCATGTTTATCCGCCGGTTTCTTGAAGTTCCCGAATTAAGATACAATCGTGTGATGGTCACGCTGGGAGACAAGTGGCGTGCGCCCGGAGCCGGTATTATAGAAACAGTAGATACAGGGACCAAAACATGTACGCTTAAGCTGGAAGATGGTGAGATTGGTGCTGTCGCAGTAGGTGATATCTGTATGGGTATCTATCATAATATCACCGGGAATGCTACGGAGGATTATGACGATGGAAAGGGCAACAGACGTTTTGCCGGATTCTGTACGGTCTATTTCACGATTACAGAAGTTACAGGTGAAAGAAACGAAACATTTAAGTACCAGTTGCGTCCTACCTCTTCATCGTGGTCTTCTTCTTTCGATCCATTTGAAATGATGAATTTTGTAGCATATGGTAACTTCACCGACACGGACCGTCAGACCTCAGTCTACGAAACAAGGACTTACACCCGTATGTTGTGGAAGCAGAATACATGGGAGATCTCCGCTGCCAATGTTGCCCTGCAATATGGAGACCTTTCCAATCTGAATATATTCGGGTTAAACATGGATGGTTACTCCATGTATCTGAATAATATATATATGACAGGTATTATCAAGCAGATAAAGCCGGACGGAACACCTGTACAGACTTTGAATTTCCGTGAGGAAGGCTATATACCTGGCGTACATTACGATTACTACGACAGCTTGTCTTATAACGGAAGCATGTGGGCGTGTATCAATGAGGATGGTTCGTCTGCTGCACCGGGATCTAACGGCGATTGGCTGGAGATTGCTTCTAAAGGTGATACGGGAGCACCGGGGGCACCAGGAAAGGACGGTGTGAGCGTGACCAATAGCGGTCCGTGGTATTCCGGCTTGGTTGTTCCCAAAATGAGTATCGTTACAATGGGAGGAAGTTCGTTTCTTTCTAAAGTATCCACCACGAATCCTCCCTTATGGTGCTGGACAGACAATGCCGGCAATCGGTTTACTTTCAATGATGGCGGATATGTGATGACGGGTGAGATAAATACCGATGAATATGAACTTTTGGTTCAAAGCGGAAAGGACGGAAGCGATGGTACCAGTTATGAGAGGGTATTCATCCATACTACAACAGAGAGTAAACCTGCCACTCCTTCCACGTCACAGACGGACGATTATGTGCCTTCCGGCTGGCATGATGATCCTATAGGTGTTTCCAGCTCTCTGCCTTATGAGTGGATCAGTGAGAGGGAGAAGAAAAACGGTATATGGAGTAAATTCAGTGCTCCTGCCCTTTGGGCGAAGTACGGATTTGATGGTGCTGACGGTGCTGAGGGCGTAGCCGGAACGAGCATCATTTGGAAAGGTGATTTTTCCTCCGCTCCTTCCAATCCTCAGAACGGGTGGGCATACAAGAATACCACTGATAAGAAATCATATGTATATCAGGATGGACAGTGGTATCAGATGACTATTGACGGAATTGATGGGAAGAACGGGAAAGACGGATTGAGTATTGTATGGAAAGGAGATCTCCAAACACCTCCTTCCAATCCTCAGACCAACTGGGCATACCGGGATACCAATAATGGTCGTGTATATATATGGAACGGAACAGCATGGGCATTGATGGTTGTGGACGGATCGGACGGTGCTGATGGTGCAGCAGGTTCTGACGGATTGAGCGTGTTTATAACTTATAATGACAGCACTTCCCAACCTTCTGTACCTACCGGGAACGGTACTACTGGAGGATGGCATACAAATGCGACAAGTACCGCCATATGGATGTCACAGAAGGTTGCTGCGTCCGCATCTGACGGAGCATGGGGTACACCGATAAAAATCAAAGGTGACAAGGGTGACGGTTACACCCAGATGGGGCAGTTTAGGACTGGTATGGTTGTTCCCAAGATGGGTGTCGTTTCGATGGGTGGCGGCTCTTATGTAGCCAAGGCATCCACCACGAATCCTCCCTTATGGTGCTGGACAGACAATGCCGGCAATCGGTTTACTTTCAATGATGGCGGATATGTGATGACGGGTGAGCAGAACACGGCCGAATATGATGTATGGGCCGAAAAGGGCGATACCGGAGCAAAAGGCGACAAGGGTGATGATGGTGAGAAAGGTGACAAAGGAGATAAGGGAGATCAGGGCGTACAAGGAATACAGGGATGTATCATACGGAGTTCAGAATGGAAAACTGGGGTGACGTATAGAAATGACGAATCCCTTACAAGCGGAACGCGATATATTGATATAGTAGCCAAGAAGAACACAAGTCCAAGTTCGTTATACGGATGGGATATGTATATGTGTAAGTCAACGCACACATCTTCATCATCGAATGGCCCAGGTAATACTACATATTGGACGGCAGTGAATGAAATGGCACCTATTTTCACAAGTCTTATTATTGCAAAAAATGCAAGTATTGATTTTGTCCAAGGCAACGAATTGATAATAAAGGATTCAAATAATAATGTTGTAGCCGGCCTTACAGGAGGAAGTAGCAAGGAAGCTGGTACAACACCTGTAAGGATATGGGCTGGAGGTAATGTTCCAGGAAACGCTCCGTTCCGTGTGGATCAGAATGGAAATCTTGTCGCAACGAAGGCGAATATCACGGGGACAATAACTGCCACAGGTGGTGTAATCGGTCCGTTCTCCATCGCTTCGGGGATGTTGTCCTCAAAGACCCTTTATGAAAATGAAACAAATAAATACGTCGGTTTCAATTTGTCTGCCGGACAAATTGAGTTTTATAACGAAAGGACATTTGCAAACGTAAGAATCGGGGGAAACACGCAGTTTGTCACCATTGAAGGGATTAAGTATGATGCTGGAATTGACATACAGAGTCCGAATGCCATGATCGGGATGCACATCAAGACCCTGAGCATTCCTCTGTTCGTGGAGGGGGGTAACATTTTCCTTCATCCGAACAATAACAGTTATGTGTCTCTTCATGGCATAGTTGGCAACTGGAGGAATATCTCTGTCAGCACCTCCCTGAATAACAATGATGACAATGTGATGTTTATTAATACAGGTAATATAGAAGTGACACTTCCTCCGGATGTTCCGGGACATACCATATACTTCAAACGTATGAGCGGCGGGGTAAGACTGACAGGCGGGCGCATCCTGCCTGCCTCCGGAGGACAGGAGGTGTCTTATATTAATTTGGATTTTGCATCCGGATTCATTAAGTGTATGGGTAATTATTGGGTTATGTTTTATTGCGGATAATTTAAATATGGCACTGATATACAATCGGACACCACAGATAAAAGAGGAACTTTTATCTTAATGCTTAATTCACAAAAAAAAATAACTCATAATATATATAAATTTAGGCATTTTATTCTTACCTTAGCACCAAAATAATTTTGATAACTTTTATAACTAAAAGTTATCAAAATTTATTTAGTGTAAGATCGTATATTAATACTTAAATATAAATTATGAAAATAGATTTTACAAAATTTCCTTGTTACACAGGGATAAAGAAGGATATCAGGGTTGAGATGGATATTGCGGAGTCATTGGCTAACGCCATATACACAAATGTTCCGGGCATAGCCGCCAGTTCTCTGGCTCATAAGATTTACTCTGGCAAGGGAGAAGTAGATTACGATGAACGGGAAATACGAATTATACGTGATTGTACACCGTTGTTTTCGGGAGTTTATGCGGATTCCATAAACGATTATTTGGACACAAAAGAAAAGGAGGAACAAGGATGATATTACAAGCAGGTTATGATTGTTATCTGACACAGGCCGAGGATATGCCTCTGTCGGAACGAAGATTTGAAAATCAGGTAGTAATAAACAGCCCTGAGGATGTGGCTGTGTGGAAAGAGATCACATCGAAACAGAAGGAGCAGATGATTGCCGAAGCATCATTTATTGATGTGGCGGCTATAGACGTTGAAGCACTTGGCCGTGTGAATACGCTGCTCAATGATATTGCGGCAAACATCAACAATGCCGGACTTACTGTAGAGGAAGCATTGGCGAAGAAAGAGTACTTCCCCGCATGGGAGGATCTGATAGGTACAGAGGTTGATGTGCAGTTCCGCTTCCGCTATGGCAACACGCTCTATGAGGTTATACAGAAACATACACCGCAGGAGGACTGGAAGCCGGGAACGGGTACGGAATCCTTATACAAGGTTGTGCAGATAGAGCACTCCGGCACACTGGATGATCCTATACCTTGGGTACATAACATGGTGCTGGAAGAAGGCAAGTATTACACCGATAAGGAAGTCCTTTATCTCTGTATCCGTGACAGCGGAATAGGTATGGCATTCGATTTGGAAAATCTTGTTTCGGGTGGATATGTTCAAGTGGTAATAAATAATTAAAAAAAATACGATTATGGCAGACAAAAAATTAAATCAAGTATCGCAGTTGACGGACTTTGATTATGCGTTGGTTGTAAAAGGGAATGACGTGGCAAAAGTTACAAAACAGCAGCTAGCTACAATACTGGGAGAACTTCTGCAAAATGAAAACTATATAAGGATGGCAGAAGGTAGAGGATCTGCAACCTTATATAGGATTGATTTTATGAGGAATTTAAATTTGGTTGTTAAGATTGTTGGTGAAGGTAATTCGGAAGTAGTTGATGACTACTCTATTATCTGTATGCATGACGGTGGTAATGGGTTATGTATTACGCATAATTCTGGACCGTCATCAATAAGAATGTATAGAGATAATGATTACAATTATTATGTTTACGTGAGTGGATGGGGATACGCTATAGCATATTTTGCCAACCGCATACCGATTTATAATGCCATTTCAGCAACTAAAGTAGATATAGATATTAGGACGCTCGAACAGGTAGGAATTTAAACAAGAATTTCTGCCTGTTGGCGATTAATTGGGATTATTGGCGAACCGTATCTTTGGTATAAAAAACGGGTGGTCCGATACAAGCCGGTGCCACCCGTTTTTTTATGTCAAAAATCAAGATTAATAGCATCACTTGGAATTGATTTCACTGTTTCTAAAGAGGAACTGTATAGTTGGGTCATCGGGGCAAATAAGATATGAGCATATTTAGCCATTTCAACAAATAATGATATTGAGTTTGTTTCCTGTATGTAGGAAATCGATGATATATATCCTTTTACTCCATTAATGAGCTTACAAAAAACTTTGGTTTCGTTCCATATCATCACAGAAACAGCTATTGTAGAAACAGAACCACTAGTGCTACCTACATATAGAAAACCATTAACCCATTCACCGGGTGAACTTATATTAAATTTTAAACGACAATGCAAATTATTGTTTTTAGCAATATTTCTGCACACTTGATTTTTGGGCATTAGTCCATCTTTTGTCGGTGTTGTAACACCAATCAGTCCTCCCAGATCGTGAAATATGCCAATACTCTGTTAAAAAGAAGACCATGATTGCCAACCTTGATTAGCCCAATTCTGCCTATATTGGGGCCTGTTTGAACCTTGCATATCATACACGATTTGTACAACTAAAACATTAGCTCTAAATATTATTAGTCCGCCATATTTATATGGAGAATCTTGACATCCATCTAAACCGTACATTCCTGGATTAGTATAATTGTCAATAGACATATTGGATGTTATTTTAGGTCTGTCTATAAAGCCTCCTTTCCAAGCAAGTCCGTTGCTTGTTTCGCTCACAACAGGTATCAGTCCTCCCATGTCGGAATTGTGATAAAAATTATGTCATAATTATATTACCCCATTCTTGCCAGCGATCATTTTCTATATCATATCGTCTGATAAATAATTTACAACTACTCACATCAACGATAATTTGAGTAATATAATACCCGGATGAAAATACAAGCAGTTGTGCCCAAGATGTAGGAACATTGTTCCCTTCAATATTGAACAATGAATAGGCACCTGCATCTTTAAAATCATCCAAATTAATTTCACCTCTAATGTTACCTCGATTCCTGAA